GGAAATGCTACAAGTATAAGTAGAAATTGCCGAGGAAAAAGACCTACGGCTTATGGTTATATTTGGAAATATAAAAATCATGGACGTATCAGAAATTAGAAAATGGCATAGCGTATTCAAACCTAATAACGAATTGTTTGAAATACGTGTTCTTGGAGATAGGACTTGGAGTGGATATTTCTATGATGTAGAAAAAGCAATTAAAGCACTTGAACCATTCGATAATGCCAATATATATTATTCCATAAACGAAGTTAAAAGTGCTTGTGCAAGTCGTGACCAATTTAATTGCTTTAAGCAAGTGAAAGGAACGGCTACAAGTAAACAAGATATAGAACATCGTTGTTGGTTGCCTATTGACGTTGATTGCGAACGTCCAAGCGGTGTTAGTTCAACGGATGATGAAAAGGCAAAGGCGCATAAGAAAGCGCAAGAGGTATTCGTGTTCTTGCGTGATAATGGTTTTAGTACGCCAGTAGTATGCGATTCGTCAAGTGGCTACCATTTGCTTTATCCTATTGATATGGATAATACGCAGGAGAGCGAAGACTGCATCAAGGCTTTTCTTGAAATACTCGCAAACAACTTTACCGACGAAAGCGTGAAAATAGATACCGTATTGCACGATGCAAACCGAATATTGCGATTGTCGGGAACATACGGGCGCAAAGGTCGTTCTACCGATGAAAGACCTCACCGTTTGGCTAAGATACTTTCCGTACCAAGCGAAATAAAGCGTATGGGTATTGAACAAATAAAGGCGTTCAATACGAAATACGCAATCAAGGTGGAACAGCCACAACGTAGGCAATACAATTGTTTGCCAAACGAACAATTTAATCTAAGGGAATTTATATCAAAGTATGGTATAAGAGTAGCAAAAGAATTGCCTATAAGTGGTGGAGGAACAAAATTCGTACTTGAAGAATGTCCGTTTGATTCGCAACACAAAGCACCAGATAGCGCATTGTTTGAAATGCCAAATGGTAGTGTTGCTTTCAAGTGTTTTCACAATTCATGCAGTCAATATGACTGGAGAGCGTTTAGGTTGCATTTTGACCCACACGCTTATGACTATGAAAATGAACAAAGACCACACATACAGCAAAACAATCAAAGGCAATACATTTCACAAGCCCCGCAAAAGCCAAAGTACGAGATAAAGGAGGAATTGCCAGAGTTGGGTGAAAAGTGGCTTTCCATGTCCTCGATAAAGAAAGTCGATATTTCGCAACTTGAACACGTAAGGACTGGCTTCGTGGAACTCGATAGGAACATCATAGGCTTGTATATGTCGGAGGTTACGATATTGTCGGGAAGCAATGCAAGCGGAAAGTCATCTTGGCTTAACACCTTGCTTTTGAACATCATCAACCAAGGAACGAAAGTTGCATTGTGGAGTGGTGAATTGCGTGCGGATATTCTCAAGGCGTGGGTGCAAATGGTTGCAGCAGGAAAGAATAACTTGCGCATTTCATCCTATGGCGATGGAAAGTATTACGTTCCAAGTGGCATTGGCGAAAGGATAGATATGTGGCTTGACGGAAAGTTTTTCTTGTATAACAACGAATACGGAACGTTGTGGCAGCAGATATTTCACGATATGGAACTTTTGCTGAAAGCTGGCGTGAAAGTTTTTGCGCTTGACAACTTGTTCTCGCTTGACATTGATATACTTGAAGGAGACAAGAACAACAAGCAAAGGAACTTGATTCTTCAAATAAAGGATTTTGCCAAGAAAAACCAAGTTCACATCATACTTGTTGCTCATCCGAGAAAAGTCACCACGTTTCTTCGCAAGAATGACATTAGCGGTTCAAGCGACTTGCAAAATGCGGTTGACAAAATCTTTATAATCCACCGTGTGAACAACGACTTTTTCCGTTCTGGCGCAGAGTTTTTCGGACAAAGCGAGATACAACGCTTTCAAGGATACGGGAACGTGATAGAGGTGTGCAAGGAACGCATGTTTGGCGTAGTTGACTTGATGGTTGGCTTGCAATACGAAATCGAAAGCCGCCGTTTCAAGAACGACGTGAACGAAGTCATAAGATATGGTTGGGAAATAGAGCCAACGCAAGGCGATATGCAGTTTGATTGTGCTGCATATCAAGAAAGCAACGAAATTACGCCACAAGCAATGGAAACGCCAAATGAGCAAGCAATGAATGTTGACGATGGTATGCCATTTGCACCGTTTGAGGGCGACGATACGCCTTTTTAGTGTTAAAAAAGTTGTTTGATGTTTGAATATTCAAAATAAAGTGTTATTTTTGCAAAAACAAATTGATTATGGAAACGAAAAAGGAAGAAAATGCGCCATTTGACAAAGTGATACATGAAATGCGTGAAACGTATTTGGCGAAAAATGCCGATTATGGCAATAGCTTTGCGGAAACGATAGAGGAATTTGGCTTTATACCAGCCATTGCACGCATAAACGACAAGTTGAAACGTGTAAAGAACATGGTTAAGGGGCAAGAAATGAACATTGGCGAAAGTCTAAGGGATAACCTCCTTGACATTGCTAACTACTGCGTTATTACGGTAATGGAACTCGATAAACATTAATAATTCGTTCTAAGCGCACATCTTTTCAAAATGGTACAAGTTATCACATTTGGTAAGATATGCGCTTAAATCGAAAGAAAAGCGGCTTAAATTGAAAGTATGGCTAATGTTACTATAATAGGTTTTGTTGAAAAGTTGGTTTACAAGCCAGATTGCGTTCTTTTGTTCGTTAGCGAATACAAGAAAGGCTACAAGCGCAATGATGGCACAATCGTAGATGATAAGTACATGTCATGGAAAACGATTTGGAAGCCATATTTCAAGAAATACCTTAGTGAGCATTTTTCGGACGGAATGTTGGTTGAAGTGAAAGGCGATGTGTTGCCCTATGCCATAGAACATGAAAAGTTGGTTGATGGTTATAGCGTGATAGGGCAATGTTGCAATAGGTTCAGTTATCCAAGGTTAGGCGTAAAGAAGGAATTGCGCATGATAAAGGAAAGCCAAATGAGTGACATGGGCGTTCCGAACTTGGATGAATACGAACAAGCGGATTTTTGATATAGCTATATATAAACATTCTAAATTACGTAATTTATGGAAAATCAAGAAAAGACGAAAGAGGAACAAATGTTGCAAGAAATCGCAACGCTTAAAAAGCGCATTAGCGGATTTCGCTTGAACAATGGCGAGTTGAAAAAGAAAGTGGAAACGCTTACAAGGGAATTTGAAAAGGCAAAGGCGTATGGCGCAGAAGCAGACGAGTTGAACGAGAGGAAAGCCGACATTATCTATTCCATGAAAAAGGAAAAGGCAACGCAAGATGCAACGATTAAAGAATTGAAAGCGAAGATTGCCACGTTGCAAGACGAACTTTCAAGCGCACAATGTTCAACACGTGACAAAACCGAAGACGAGTGCCAAGACATCAACGAGGGTTTCAATGGCGTAGAGCCTTGGTACAAGCGCATATTCAAATAGAATGATTTTCTTTGTTCCATAATATTTGATTTGTTATAGAAGATTGGTGGTCACTACCCGTCACGGGCGATGACCACCTTTTTTTTGATTTCCACTAAAAAAACTAAATAAGCAGTACAAAATCAGTTATCAGAATGAAAGAAATAATGTATTTATAAAGATAAGAAAATTATTCAACAACATGGCTCGTCAAGCGCATGGAACGTCAAAGTTCCCATTATGTAGGAATTTTCTCCACGACATAGCTTTACGATGGTTGGCGTGTATTCCTTTAGGCAAACGCAATGAACGCACCTTCCACCCATGTAGTTCGTGCCAAGCCAAATATCGGAACATGTCATATATTCTACGAAGCATTCATGTACGCATTGAACGTTGATGTTACTTTTTGCGTATTTCTGTTTTACAATGAACGTCATTTCAATATCTACGTTTTCTCTTACCACCTTTGGCTCTTCGTTTTCGTCTATCGTGGTAATCATGAAATCCTCTTCTTGTTCATCAACCCATTGTTGCGTAAAGATATTAACTGGCTTTCCCTTCGACAAAAAGCCATCCATTTTCAATACACGAACGCCATCGAACAAGTCGGTTATGTCGATAAAACAATCAACATCGTTCTTCTTTACGAAGTATATTTCCTTTAAGTCATTTCCCATAGCCTATTATAGTTTTAATCGTTAATATTTATTTTGTTAAAGCCGCAAACCTTTATCAAACACTTTCACGCTTGCAAGGCAATACTTACCAAGTTCCACCCTTGCATCTTTGGAATACTTGTAAACAACCACCTTGCTTTCCTCGTCGCCTTCCATGATGTTCACCACGCTATCATCGAACAAGTATATCTTTGGCGAATTGTAGCCATCAAGCGTGATGTTCAACGTGGAATGGTTGCTAACGTACAAGACGGGGCATTTGGTTTGCGGTATCACTACATCAACATTGTTGCACCATAGCATTTGCACCACGTCCAAGCCAATTTCAACGCATGTAGGCGCATCAACGTACATGGCATAGGTATAACCCTTAACGCCATCGCAATCGTGGAACACACGCCCATTAACGTAATCCTTAAACTCTCGCTTGCAATATTCCATTGAAAGACCTTTGCCGTTGTTGCAAAAAGTGGCAAAGTAGGGTGCTGATTGCTGCATCAATACCAATCGCATCAGCTTTTCCTTGTCCTCGTGGCACGCAGCCCACATCGAAGACCATTCCTTGCACAAGTTTTCAAGCAATGCGTTTTTCCTAAAATTCGTCATTTCATCCATATATCACTAAGATAAAAGTTCAACACGTATTCCGTTCCCTGCTGGTACAGTCCAACCGTCCATCATTGAATGTATGGATTGCATCAAAATATAGTTGTTTTGTAGTTGAAGAAGCATTTGCGAGAATACCCCAAGTTGCACGTCAAAGTCAAACCCTTGTATTGTATCACGGATTTGTACAAGCAAGTCGTTTTGCTCGAATACCTTTTGCGATACGATATTCATGTACGCTTCCAATGCTCCTGCCGTTTCCTCTGTAATGCCTTGTATGCCTTGTTGTAGGGCTGAAAGACTCTTGCTTGCTTCACCATTCACGCCATACGCAATTCCAAGCGCATTATACAAGTTTGTTAGGTCTTCGTTGATAAGTTCAGCGACCGACTTATCGCCAATGATACTCTTTATGCGCTTTAGTTCGTTCATGGTGATTTCAGCACCGCCCTCCGACATTTCATCCGTCATATCATCAACCGCATCGAAAATGTGTTGCAAACGCTTTGAAACAAGATATGACGCAACGGATTTGGCTATCATCGTATCTATCATGTCGTCGAATTTCTCGCTTAATGCACCCATCGTATCACCACCTTGTCGCCATGCGTCAACCCATGTGGAAACGAACGACTCCGCTGCGCTCTTTACATCACCGCCAAGCAACGTGGAAACAATGTCCTTTTTTAACTCGTCAATTTCAAGTTCCAAGTCTTGTATTGATTCTTGGTATTGCTTGATGTCATCATCGCTTCTGTCCTTTGAACGCTTAGATTCTTCAAGTTGCATTTGACGTTTCAACTCCTCCAATTGCGCTTGCTTGTTGGCAACTTGCTCACGCCTTGCACGTAGTTCTTGCGCACCCATAGCGTTGTTCGCCGTCACTTCAAGTTCCTTGTACGCCATGTTAAGGCGACGAACGGCTTCTGCTGAATTTTCGATTTCCCTATTAATGCGCTTAGTTCTTGCAGCACCATCGCCAAATATGCTTGCAATGCTATCGCCAATGCCACCGATGATGTCGACAACACCGCTTGCAGCACCAACAACGTTGCCGCTTTGCAATGATGAAATGGTCTTGCTAAGACCGTTGCCAGAACGTGTCAATCCATCAATGGCTGCGTTGATGTTATCGCCAAAATCAAATCCGAACGTTTGTTGTAGGTTATCACGTAGTTCAGCCAAAGAAGCAAGGTTTTGCGCTATGATTTGCGCCGTTGCTTCCGCTTCCTCCAATGCAAGTTTCTTGATTAGGTTGTATTGGTCGGCTTTCTTTTGCGCAAGTTCAAGTTGTTCTTTCAACTTTTGCTTTACTTCATCTTCTGCGATAATCTCAGTTTGTAAGGCAATAAGCAACGATTGTGGAACATCTTCGTTTGACTTCCATAGTTCGTACTTTTCTTTTAATGCAGCCACGACTTCCTTTTGCGCATCGTATTCCTTTTGCGCATTTCGGAAAGCCTCGTTTGCTTCTTTTCTTTCCTTTGTTGTCTTAAAGTATTCCTTAACGTCTTTCGCAAGTGTCTTGAATGGGCTGCGCTTTACAAGTTTTTGTTCCAACTTTTCATATTGGTTCATTACTTGCTTCAATTGCTCTGGCGTTAGGTCGTTCATCGAATCAATCAAGTCACGCAACCTATCACGCATATCACGTATGGTTTTCGTGGAAACGTAGTCCAAGTTCTCAAACATCATCGTGTAATAGCGTGAGTTCTTGAAATCATCAAATTTGACATTTGACTTTTCCTTTCTTGCTCCCTCATTGATTGCATTCAACTTTGCAAGATATTCTGGTCTTTGACGCATTTCCTCCGTATAGTACGCTTCGTTGAGTTTTTTCAACTTTTCAAGACGATTGGCTTCTACCTCCGCTATCTTATCGGAATAATCGCCATATTTCTTGACGTAATCATCAAGCATTTTCTCCGTTTCCGTAATGTTCTTCTTGAACATTTCCCTATACGTGTTCTGCCACTTGATAAGTTCCTTTATCGCCTCGCTATCAACGTCAAGACCAACGTTTTCCGCAAAACCCTTTATCTTGATATTGCCATCATCAACGCTTTCAATTTGCGTTCGCATCAAGTCAAATGGAGATTCAATTTTCAATTCCCTTAACTTTGCGTTTATGATGGATTGCGCCCTATCAACCATTTCGCCAAACGTTTGTGGCAATGCATCAACGTCAATGTTAAACATATCACTGAAAACATTACCAAGTTCTGGGTTTGCATCCAACTCGATTGCCAATTCGTATTCATCTTTCAACTTATTAAGTTCGTTGTTCAAGCCATCCGTAACTTTCTTCATGTCGTAGGCTTGTGCATCAACGGTAAGTTTTTGAATCTTAACGTCCAAGTCCTTAACGCTTGTTGTTTTTACCTTTCCGCTTGCCAAAAGTGCGTCACGTTGTTGTTCGAGAGATTTTAACAATCCACGCACGTCTTTCCCTGCGAAATTGCTTGCGTTGAACTTGTCTATTCCGAATTTTTGCAATACGTTGTTAATGCGCATGATGGTTGCTTCGTAGCCACGACTCGCCAAGTCTATGGCGTCCATGTTGGAAACGCCAGCCTTGCGCAACTTATCATAGCTGCTTCGCATTTCATCAATTATGGAAAGTTCTTGCTTTAAAGCCTCTGCGATTGCGTCTTCTGGCTTGTTTCCCTTTCCCCCCCTTTTTTTCTTGTTACGTTCCTTTTGCGCTTTTTCCTCTGCGTCGGTCAAGGCATTGTACGAATGAATGTCATCTATCAACGCCTTGTTTTGTTCCTCTAACGTAGCCTTGTTTTGTTCCCAATACAATCCGCCTGCTCGACGTGCGGTATCAATTTGTTCTTGCAGTTCCTTTTGCTTTTTCTTTAGCATGTCGATTACCTCAACTTGCGATTTTGCATTTTGAATGTCTGCGTTAGCTGATTTCTTTGTGCGTTTCTCATAATCCTCAACAATATCGGATGGCTCTTTCCAAATAGTGTTGAAATACACTGGTATGTTGATAAACCAAGTGTTTGCATCCATAACCAACTTAGATAGTTCGTTGAAAGAAACGCCATATTCGTTGGAAAAATCACGTGCAATCTTTTCAGCCCACTTTTTGTTTTCTCCAGTAAGCCATGTTCCTTGTGCAATTTCCTCTTTTGTTTTATCCCCTAACCTGCGTTGCACCTCGCTTGTTTGGCGTTCTTGCAACCATGTAAAGAACGTTTCTTGATCGGATTTTTGTGTATTGAACTCAACATCAAGGTCTTTCAAACGCTCTTGAAGTGCCATTTTGCGCTCACCAGTTGCATAGCGGATTTCATTCAATAGCAATTCACGTGACTTGGCATAATATTGTTCCTCTGCCCTTATGCGCATGATGCGATATTCCCTTGTACTAAGTTCTTGTTGTTGCGCTATCTGAGAGAAAGTACGTTCAAACGCCTCACGTTGAGCAGTTGCTCCCCAATCCTTATCCAACGTAAACTTAGCCAATGATTCAGCGGTAATGTCAAGTTCACCACGCAATTCACGCAAGTCATTTGACATATCGTTGAACAATTCCTCCGCACGATTGTTATTACCAAGTTCTTCTTGTTTCTTTTGGTACTTATCCATGCTTTTGACGTAATCGTCAAGGTCATCAACCAAGCCTTCACCGCCAATACCATAGAGAATGTTTGATGAAATTTCAATCGCATCCTTGCCTATGTCTTTCAAAACGCCATCAACGTTTCGCAATTCGTCAAGGTAATCAAATCCCTTTCGTAAACGTTCATTGACGTCTGCTTCTGCTTCCAAAGTTGTTAGGAACATGTTAGACGCAGAAGTTGATTCGGTGATTTTCTCACGCATTGCTTCCCATGCTTTCGTGGCTTCTTCAACGGGAATGTCGGCACGTGACATATCGATGTTTCCATTTTCATCTGGCTTTCTTTTTGTGTAAAGCCTATCAAGCACGTTTTCATAGTTGGAAAGGAACTCGCCAATACTCTCGAAACTTTCCTTTTCGCTATTGGCAATGCCCTTGTTAAGTTCCTCTATCTTTTGCGTGTAATTTTGCCATGTACTATATACTTCAAAGATTGCGCCTAATGCGAACATCCACCAATTAGAAACGGCAAATGACTTTAATGCTGATGAAAGGTTGCGTGCCGCTATGACCATGCGATTCCATACTAACGTCATAACACCTCCTGCACGTGCCAACGCAACTTGTCTTGTAGTAAGCACTCCCATTTCAACCAATGCTTGTTGCAATGCAACATTGGTTTTGTTTAGCGCAACAAGCAATTGCGCTTGCGAAACGCTTAGTTGTCGTTTTGCGAGTATGTTCTTGTAATCGGCAACAGTTATCTTGTTCGTCATGTCAAGTTGCTTGGTATCAGCCCACGTAATTTTGCGATACGTTGCAGCGGTCAGCATATTTTGTGTTTGTATTGCACGTTGCTCTGCCAAAATCTGGTTGTTAAGGCTTTTTACCGTTTGTCCTATTGTGCTATTCACAATCATTTGCGCTGCCTTGTATGCGCCATACGATACGATAACTGCGGTAAGTATGTGGTTTACGCTTTGCCAATTTTGGAACAACAATTTCAACCCCTTTATAGGCATTGTCAGCACGCCTTGGTTGGCTTCTCCTATTTCGTTTAGCATGTTGTTCCATGCCAACGTAAGGTTAGCCAATTGCACACGCAACGTTTCTGCTTGCTTTGCTTGGAAATCAAAGAACTTGCCTCCCTCATCCGTCAATTGGTTCAATACAATCATTACGTCATTGTATGAAACCATTTTCTTTTTCATTCTATCATAAACATCGCCAGTGCTAACAACACGACCTTCAAGTTCGGTGTAATAATCAGCAAGCGACTTCACGATTGGCAAACCTGCGTTTGCAAAGTCACGTGCATCACGTGCCGTAAGTACCGTTTGCGCACGAATCTGACCTAAGTTATATGTCAATCGTTCCATAGGTACGCCCAATGCAGCGGAAATGTCAGCCAACCTACGTGTCGTGTTCACGACTTCGTTTGCGGCAAAATCATACGCAGTAAGTTGCTTTGCAGCACCAGCCAATTCCATCAACGTGAATGGCGATTTTAAAGCCATGTCGTTCAATTCTTGGAATATTTGACTACCCTTTTGGAATGAATTTACAAGTACGCCAATCGAACGTTCCAAAAGTTCATAAGCTGAGCGTATCTCGTAGATTTGCTTAATGAAACTCGTTGCAGCACCCAACGTCAATGCGTAAACGACACGATTTCGTATATATCCGAATGATTGTGCAAGATAGTTGTTTGAATGCGTAAGTTGTATGTTCTTTCCCAATAGTTCACTTTGCAAGCGTGATAACCTTTGGTATTCGTTACCCAATTGGCTTACTTGCGAAGTGTTCTTTGGGTCGATGGAAACACGCTTCAATGCAGCCATTTTCCTTGTGATTGCATCAACGCTCGATTCATCCATGCCAATAACCTCTTTCAATGTCATTGGCTTTCTTGAACGCATACGTTCAATCTTTTTTTCAAGCGAATCAATGGCTTTTTGTGCCTTGTTCAATTTTACTTCATCAAACAAGCCACTCCTGCGCATATCATCAACGGCTTTCTTCAAGTTCCTTAACTTTTGTTCTGCCGTTGCGATGTCCTTTGATGATTCCGTGTTAGCCTTGTTGAAATTATAAAGGTATGATGATTGTGCGTTCTTTAGTTGCTTTGCCTTTTGGCGTTCCAAAGCCTCGTTTTGTTTTTCGATTGCCTTACGACGCTCTTCTTCGGTCATCAATTCCTCTTTGAGTTGCTTTTTCAACGATGCGATTAGTTCGTTTTGCTTTAGCAATTCCCTTGAATCAAGTTCCATTGACTCACGAAGCTTTTCCTCTTCCCTAATACGTTCCCTTAATTGCCTTACGATTTCGGATTGCGCAGTCGCACCGCTTTGACCGCCACCTCCAACGCCACTAACGCCTCCGCCTTGTGCTTGTTGCCTTTGCGCATTGGCAATGCCTTGCGATGTTTGAGCGGCTTTCTTTTCCTCCGTCGTAAGTTCCCGTATAAGCCTTATCGTTTCATCATACATGGCACGCTTTTGTTCCATAGCAGCCTTATCGGCTTGTTCCATCAATCGTGTGCTTGCAATTTGTTGTGATGTTAGTTGCTTGATTTGCTTTTCGTACAATGAAATTTGGTCTGTTATCGCCTTTACGTCCCACCGTGTAGCTTTTGGGTCTTTGCCAACCTCGTTAAGTTGCGAACGCAATTCCTTTATCTTTGCCTTGACTTTGTTTATCTCGTTCTCGAAGCGTTGGTATTCTTCCACTTGCCTGTCGAGACTTTGCATTGGCAATGACTTGATTTCGTTTGCCAATTTCGCCGCATGTTCACGATAGCTTTGCACGAAAGCATAGAAACTTTCCTCTGCGCTCTTTGGGCTTGTAGCCTTTTGCATGGCACTTGCGAGTTGGTCGTAAGCAAGCGTCGTATTCTTTACGCTTTTTTCCTCGATTTCGTTTTGTTTCGTTCGCCTTACGCTACCACCATCTGCAACGTTACCCATGTCAATCTTGACGTCGCCAAGGCTTTTCAATGAGTTTTTCATTTGCTCAATGGCACTATCGAAACTTTTAGCCATCTTTTTAGTGCCTTCGTCAACATGTTCGACAAGGGCATCTATGGAATCTTTCAACTCCTTGTCACTTAGACTACCTACAATGATAACGTCATCCATCGTTCTATGTTTTATATATGTTGTTCGTACTATTGATACTACTTTTGTTTCTTTTTATTACAATGACTAACTGGCAATTCAAATTCTTCACCCTCTTTCAAATCCCCATGAACGCCAAACCCAGCCATGAAGTTCTCCAACTTTTGCTGCGCTTCGTAAGCGGATTTGTAATCGTTCCAAGATTTCTTGTCAGCACCTTTCAAATACTTTGTGTGCGTGTTGTCAACCGCCATGAATTGTATCTGCGCTATGGAAAGCCTATAAAGGTAATCATCCAAGCGATATTGCGTAAAGACTTTCAAGAAGTCCGCTGCGTCCGCAATGATTGTGCTTCCATAAACCGTGATACTGTCTCCTCCGATTTCTTCTTCCGCATCAGAAGTGAATCCGAAACCGTACTCACCGATTTTTTGAGTAAAAAAAAACCAGACAAGTCAATTGACTTTATTGCGCCAAGAATGATTGCCGCCCATTGGTTCGTGTCAAACGTGCTATTCATCACCTTTGCTTTCATCACTTGGATAAGTTCGTCGTTGCGTGACATAACCCTATCAACATCATCGTAAGCCTTAATCTTATCTGGCGTAAACAAGTGATTGCAAAGAACGATTGCAACGATTTCGCACATTGCATCCATATCGGTGCATAAAGCCATTATAACCTTGTTGTCATCGCTTAACGCATCATCAGCCTTGCGCATATCCATCACCAACTTGCAAATGCGATACAACGAATAATAACGCATGTTCTTTACACGATATTCCTTTGCGCCCAATCGCACCAACGTGGGGCTATCGTTTATAATATCCAAGATGTCACGTTGAACATCAAGCGTGAACTCTGGCAATTCCCTTTCCTTATCTTCTTTCATACCGTCAAATACATTTCGTATATTGCTTATATAAAAAGTGGTGTACGCTTTGGGTGACACCCCAAACAACGTACACCCTTTCTTACGTTACTAAGTCACGTCGGCAAAACCAAGCCACATGATACGTGATTAAGACGCACGCCCAACCAACTTATACATGTGTTCTGTTGCGTTTGCGCCAGTGCCAACGGTGTGTACCAATGCGGTAATGGTTACGCTGTAATTCAACGCACCATCTGCGTCCTTCTTGATTGTGCCAATCGTCAAGCCCTTGTAGATGTAAAGGGCTGCATGACCACGACCGAAATCCAACTGCCATGAATGCTCGCTTGTGTAAGCGTTTGCAGCAGATTCGTACTCTTCGGGGTCGTCGTTCGAAGCAGCGGTGTAAGTACCGCCAAACAACGCTGGCAACTCGCTAAGTTCGTAGTTAGCCAACTCGAATGTCATGGTCACTGGTTGACCATCGTATGCGATGTCAAACGGAGAATCGAAGAACTCGGCTTCAATCTCGGTGCTTTCAGGCTCGTCTTGACCAATGGAAAGACCTTTGAGGACACCCATCAATTTGGTCGTTGCTTCACCGCCAGTATTGCCATAAGCCAAGCTAATCGCTTTAACGGTTGTTTTTCCCATAATGTAACTTCCTTTCTTTTATGATTTCTTGTTATTGTTAATTGTATCTTTTAATTGTACCAAGTACAAAATATCGCATTGCTTTCGCCAAAGTTTCAAGTGTGCTTTCCGTCAACCACCACAACGAATGACTTCACGTACACATGGTATTGGTTTCCCTTTTGCGTTGTCTCGTCGCCATCCATTGAAAGGACATTGTCGCCACTAATGTAGTAGTTTTGGTTATCGCTTGAATTGATTGCATCATTCACGACTTGATTGATTGATGTTTCAAATTCCTTGTACTTGACGTCATTCAACCTACCCCTTGTTCGTTTGGGAACATAAGCAGTGAACGTACATCTTGCCCAACCATAGGCATTAAGCGAAAACTCAGAATCGTCGTTCAAGTTGCCAACATTGATAACCACAAAACCATCACTAACGTCCGATTCGGTGGTTTCTATTTGCTCACCCATAGGATAGACGTTTGTCGTCACCTTACCACATACGAGGTCATACAAGTATTGGTATATATCTATGCGTGATTCGTTGAACATTTCAATTCCCTTTCCTTTTGTTAATACTTAGGTTGGTGTACCTCAAACTTCACTTTGCAAAGTGGCGTTAGCGTTCTTGTAATCGCATCGTACCTTTGCGACATTACGTCGAATTGGTAACGCTTTCCCTTGAACAAGAAGCCGCCTTCAAGGTAAGCACCATAAGGCGCAACCGCAGCGAAGACGATTTCCCACCCACTTGTTTCCTCTGGCGTGTACGTGCTAACGAATTTTCGTGCCAATGCCCTACCATCAACATCAACGCTTATCGCTGGCGTGTATTCATGCAAGACGGACTTACCACTTGCCGACTTGTTGCCATAGAATCCGCTACCAGCTTTCTTTCCCTTGTAATAGACAACCCAAACGTAAGAGTCTTGCAAGTTCATCGTCCTATTGTAGAACGCATGGCTTTCGACAAGGCGAATGATTTCATCTTGCGCATAGGCTACCAAGCGTCTTGTTTGCTCGTTTGCCACGTTGTTATACAAACGTGTTTTCAATAGCCTTGTGTTCAATTTAACCCTTGTCTTTGTTGCCATAGTTACATTACCAAACCTTACGTGTTGCGTAAATGCTTATGCCGCCCAATTGCGATGGCTCTGCGTTATCTACCACGAATTTCAAGGTTTCACCATATCTTTCAAGGCTTATTTCATCATCTTTTCGTGGGACTATCCATTCATTGCTTGCATTCCTTGTTAATGGAATGGAAATGATGTATGATGATGTTTGTAACGTATGCCCTTCATCATCCACGACCATGTGTTCATCCATAACACCCTCATAGACAACGATTTCCTCATCTTCGCCAAAGCAATCACCATCAATCGTGCGCTTTATAACGCCTTTGTATGGGTATTCCAATATATCATCACGTATCATGATTCTAAAGCCTATCTACATCAACGATTGGTACAAACCTTATCTTGCGCTTAATGCTTTCAAGTATTGCGGCACGCTCATCCTCGTACATTTCATAGATGCGTATTGCGTACTTAATCTTTTCGTCTTGGTAAAAGTCACGTTCCGAACCAATGGTCTTTTGATAGCCATTGTGCGATTGCGACAACGAGGCGGTATCGGATGGGCGTTTCAAGATTGCCATGTATATCAAGTCGGCATCCATCAAGTCCTTCTGCTTCTTTGAAACTTTCGTTTCATCGTAAACATCGTCATCAGGATTGACACCCCTATCAAGTGCAATCTTCAAGAAATGCTGCTCCTCGAATGATGAATACATCGTAGAGGATTTTAACCATTCAAGTACCGTCATCGTCGTTTCAATCTTTTAGAACATTAACTATTTACTTTTTCGCACATCGAATATTAGTCAGCGGTTGTGGTATCAACGCAAACGTGATATTGCGATTCATCAAGCACGGTAGCATAGCGACCGATTACGTCCGTGTGGTATGACTTCAACATTCCGTTTGGCGTTACCTTGTTGATAACGTTCAAGAAACCTTGAACCTTTGCCAAAGAGAACTGAATGCCGTTGTTCACCTCACCGCTGCGCATCAACTCAACGTCAGCTACCTTTGCACGTACCAATACGCCTGCAAAGCCGAGAGGACGAAGCACGGCAACGCCAGTCTTCCATCCATTAACGGTAGTGTAGGTTGTGATACCTTGCACGGTTTGTTGTTCACGAACGATGCGAATTGGCGCAATCTTTGAGATTGGCGAACGTGAGTAAGCCACAAGCTGCTCGTAAGTAATGGTGCTTACGTTTGTGCTTGATTGACCACTTGTAACGATGATTACCTTGTCTGGTGCATAAAGCGTGATGTAACGATTCACCTCTGCGATGAATGCAGCGTTTTTCAACAACACGTTTACAACCATGTCCCAAGGAATATCCCACTCGAATGGTGTTCCATCGGGAATGTAGTTTGCTTCCTTGAAGTCTTGCTCAATCTTGCGCATTTGCTCAGGGATGTCGCAATCAACAGCAGACCATACTTTCGTTCCTGCGTTCTTGTAGTTTGCAAGAGGAATGTATGCGCTTTGGTTCGCAACAACACCGCTAAAGCCTTGTGTGGTAGTCGTGCCACCTGCAACGTTCGTAACATTGATTGTGTTTCCATACTGACCACCACGTGAAAGCGTCATTGCCGCCATGTGTGAAACACGCAAGTTGTGTGTCTTGATAAGGTCGGCAACGCCACGAACAAATCCTACGACGAGGTTTTGGTCACCGCCAAGTTCACGTAAACGTGCTTGGAGTTCAAGTTTAGACATCGAAGTTTCAAACAAGCCCTTACCATATTGGTAGATTGAGCCAGTTTTCTCTTCAAAGCCCTCTGCCTCCAATTGCATGGTTTCAGAAAGCGGTGCCATAGCGTCAGCCATAGGAACGGTGCGCTTGATACTTTGGCGAACAGTCCATGCGGGATTCTTCTTCAAGTCGTTGCGGTCAATATCATACTCATTGCCTTCGACGCGGAAGTGCTCTTGCCAGAAGAACTGATTCTCGTCAATCACGATGGTTTCGTCAATAAGTCGCTGGAGGAAGCCTGCATTAGCCCCATCCATAAAGCCCCTTTGATAAAGTTTTTCGATGGCCTCATCAGGGGTGAAGTAATATTTTAGTGCATTTGCCATATCTTGTTTCTTTTCTTTAATAACGTGTTAATAATAGCGACGATGATTAAATCCAGAAGATACCGTCAATAAGCGACTTGTTAAGTGCAAGCACGTACTTGGGTAGCGGTTGCATCTTAGCAATCCACGCCTGCTTGTTATAGACACCCGAAACGCTGTAATTAGCATTTTGGAAACCATAACCCTCGGTGGGAAGCATATCACGGTCGGCCTCGTTGAAGATGTTTGGCTTTGGGCAAAGCACCTTTGCGGAACCCGTGGGTGATTGCAATGCTGCGTCCGCCTCTGCGTCAGCTTCAACAAGGATTGTGCCAGCGTCAATCTTTGCGCTTGCCAACTTGTTTGCAAGTGTAACCTTGAATTTTTGGTTTGTCGCATCGTACTCTACGCCAGTCACTTTTGCGTAAGTTCCAGTGTAATCGGCTTCAGTCTTTGTTACTGCGCCTGTTGTTGTGTCCGCTGTGAGCGTTACCACTTTAACATCATCTGGTGCTACCATAAGATATTGTCCGACTTCGGGTGCGTCGGAATAACCATCACCATTAAGATAGATGGTTGTCGCATTTGCTGCGGCATCGGCTTGCAATGCGAAGGAACGGAAAATCTTGATAGGTTGACCAGGCGTGTATTGCATCAATTGTGCAGCCCACAAATGACCAAATCCCTTGTTCGGGTTGGCGATAGTACCGCCAAGAAGGATATTGTTGCGGCTTTCGCCATTGCTATCCTTCACCCAAACCCATTTGCCGCCACGTACTTTGCGTGAGGTTTCAAAAAAGTATTGGAGATTCGTTACCATGATTTTTGTTGTTTTTTGTTATTGATTATTGAACCTTAATCTTTTTAAGCGATTTAAGGAACTCTTCGTCACGCTCCCTTTGTTGGCGTGGTGCAAGTGGCTTGATGTCACCAATGCTATCCTTGAAGATTTCTTGGAAGCGATTGGTAAGCGTCGTAGCTTGTTCCTTAACGTCTTTATCCAACTTGACATCGTAATCAATCGCAAATTTCTCGAACGATGAATGCAAGTCTTGTCGGATTTCCTTCTTTGCCAATGCCATGATTTCCTTGTACTTGTTTTTCTTGTTTTCCAAGTTCATGAAATCATCGTAAGCCTTCAACTTGTCTTGGACTTCCTTTGGGATTTCCGTTTCCTTTGGCTTTTGTTTGGCAATCTTGTCTTGCAACTCTTTGATTTGCGTCTTGTACTCGTTTTCTTTCGTAGTAAAAGCCGTGTTCTTTTCCGTGATGATTAGGCTTGCACCGCTGAATGCAGTGTTAAGCGCAAACTTCATGTCGCCAAGTGCAGTTTCATCATCCGCTTGTGCATCTGGGTAACGCTTTGCGAAGTGTTCTGCGAACTTGTCCTTGAAACCATCCGTGAGTGTTGCACTGGTGTAACTTTTCTCGTTACAATAGTCGTTTACTTTCTGTAAAGCCTCTTCTTTCGTCATAGTTTTCTACTATTTTGGTTAATGTAAAACAAATTGTTTGGCACAAAAATAATACTATTTGGAAAAAATAAAAATAACGCAGCGTTGCTTTGATGTTGTAATAGTGCAAAAAACAACAACATTTCCATTTCTTGCAAGCTAAACACCACGAAACAATGCTTACTTTTGCAACAAGAAATTTCTTTTAAACGTTATATGTAATAATATTATAGATGTTCGTGTATGGCACAAAAGCATAATGACACGGTACTTGCTCCATTGGAAGATGGCAACCAAAAGTATGCCATTCGCTCGAACGCAGACATTGTTTGCTTTACGGGTGGTACTGGCGGTGGTAAGAGTTATGCCCTTTATTATGCGCCAATCGACCACCTCGCAATGAATGACAATGCGAAAATCGTTTGCTTTATGCGTAACATCAGCGACTTTTGGGGTGCAGGAAAGGTGAACGACACGCTAAAGAAAATGTACCCGTTGATAGACAGAACGCTAAAGAAACAACCACACGACCCAATAGGCGAAATCATCCGAAACAATCAAGACATGGGTATGAAGTTGTATAACGGAAGCGAAATAAAGTTCCAGCAACTTGATAACGAAAACCCAATTGTGATAGACAAGATTGTAAAGGGATTGCAAGCCAAGAAACTAATCTTTGACGAATGCAACAAGTTCTTGTGGCGCACCATATCGTCGTTCTTTCCACGTTTGCGTAGCGATACAAGCGGAAAAGCGCAAGTGTATTTGGCGCAAAACCCAGAAAGGGAATGTTTCATGCGTAAGATGTGCGGAAAAGGCGCACATGGTGGCGGTTGGATAAATGACGATGGAACGGTGGATAAGTCTATGGATGGCGTTGTCATGTATTTCTATATGCCAAATGGCGATTACGAGAAAGCCGTTTGGGGGAGAACAAAGCGAGAAGTTTACGAAAAAGCGAAAGATACGATAGACGCATACTTGCAAGACGACAAGGACATGTCATACGAGGATTACATACTTTCTATGGCGTTCTTTACGTTCGATGTTAGGGATAACAAGAAGATGTTGGCAAAGAACAAGCGTTATCGTGGATTGGCAGCGAATAGCGCAACAGCGGCTTCATCCTATGCCGTTAATTGGAACTATTCTATCACAGACGAGGAAACGAATAGCGAAGATTTGGCGAATGTTGAACTAAGCACAATTGACGTGCAACGAATGTTCCGAATGATGGAAAAGCCACATGATAGCGTATTACTAAAGCGTCGCATGACGATGGATATGGCAACCACTGGCTTCGACAACTTGATATTCAAGTATTGGGAACTTTGGTCGCACTATGGTTGGCTGTGCCGTGATGTTAAGTATTCAATGCACAACAGCAATCGTGAGGCTGTCATGGAAGCTATCAATTTCCGAAACAAGCACAACTTGCAAGAAAAGGAAATGATAATTGACGTGCAAGGGTTTGGCTTCTTGCGTGATTGCTTTCCAAGAGCGATACAATTCAGCGGTGCTTGTAGCCCTTCGAATCGTGGCAAGAACCAATTCAAGACGATGAAGGATGAAAGCGGTCATGTTGCAATGGAAATGATAAAAAGCGGATTGATACACTACGAGCCAACGTTGGCTAACGCAAGATACAACCACAAGAACATGAAAAGGGAAGGCGGCACTACGTTGTTGAAGCACATGATATTTGAAAGTCGTGTGTTTCAATTCGGAAAGACGCCAAACGGACGCATAGCCATGATGGATAAGGAAAGGATGCACACCATTTTAAAGGGAATGTCACCAGACCTTTTCGATAACGTCATATTGCTTTGTGGAGGTAGCATTTACGATTGCCACAAGATGTTGAAAGAGGACGCTGGCTTGATGAAAACGAAAATCCAATCCGACGACATGTTGGCTTTGCTTAACGTGAACAACGAGCGAGATTTTGTTGATACGAGAATACAACGTGTAAGAAAGATACGTCACTCAAACGACATATTAAACATTCTTAGTACAATATAAATGCAAAAGAAGAAAGATGATTAGAGAACATGATATTAAGTGGTTTCTTGAAGACCCCAAAAGGTTGATGATGATGAAGCCTTTCACACGTGGGGGGCTTATGCGCAGCCACGGGTACGAGGGTGATGTTGATAGTCAATCCAACTTATTGTTTAACAATACGTTGATAGATACAGGATTTTGCCAATTAGACCTTGCACCAATATCGCAGGATAGGTATATCACAGAGTATAGACCAGACTTGCACCACATATTATTGAATGAGTCGATACCACATATCAAGGTTCGCATTGATGGCAACCCTTTGAACTTTGGCATGATGGATATGACGCAAACGGCATCGTTCCAAAAGTTGATTCACGCTGCGCATGTTCGCTCACTTACGTCTAACCCATTGCTTTTCACGCTTGGAAAGCAAGATACGAAAAATGGTGGCATTAATCCATTCGAGAACGTTAAGGATGAATGGGAATATCGCAACATGGACTATCACCTTTCGCAAGCCATAAACATTTGCAAGCAACTTGGAAATTGCGGGGTGTTGTTCAGATTTGACAAGGGAATGAACGAGTCGGTGGTAACAACGTATAGCTATGAGGATGGATACCAAATCGTTCCCAATTGTGATGAATACGGATATGAGATTGCACGTTCCTTGGTGTACCAAATTGACGATAAGATAATCATTGACACTTACGATGCGAAAAACCATTATCGCTGCGTTCAAAATGCAAGCGGTTGGGATATACAACAAGAAGTGCATGGTTATAGTCGTTGTCCATTGCTTTTCAAGCGTGGAAAGGTTGCATGGGAGTATGCGGAATCAAGCATAGAGATGTGGGAGTTCATGTCGAATATCGCAAACATAGCCTTAAAGCGTTTCGGTACGTTTGCGCTTGTTTTCACTGGCGATATGGACGCAGAATCTTTCAAGCGTGATAGTTCAACGTTGATAATCAACCTTTCAAGCGATACGACGAATGGAAAGCAATCCGCAGACGTTTTGAAATTCCCAGAGCCAACCACGATGAATGAATACTTGAAGGCGTTGGAGGAAAAGATTTCGCTTTTCTCATCCACGTCGTTCATTACGCCAAAGGACATTACGACAACGAATAGTGGTGGCAATGGCATAGCACTTGCGATGTCAAACGACTACGCATTGGCAACGCAAAGCGCAAAAGATTGGAAGAAATTCGTCAACGAAATGGTTTACTTGCACCAAGAGGGATTGGATTTGGAAAGCAATGGCGTTGACAAGTTCGCAAAGTTAAGGATTACCACAGAGATTGTTCCTTGGTCTTTGGAAACGAACAATACGAAGATTACGAATCTTTCTATGGAAGCTAAGTGGCTTTCCATGCAAACAATCATTGAAAAGTCACCAGATGCAGCACCCGACGAGATAGAGCGCATCGTAAAGGAACGTGGTTCGCTTGTGCCACAAACGGAAGGAAAGATTGAAAGCAACGCCACAAAAGCGAACAACATGAGCGTTAATAGGAGTGATGAGATAATCGACAATCGTGTGCAAACGGGAATGTCATAATATAGAAAGGAGGCGCAAGGAAAATGGGAATGGAAGTTTATAGTATCATCAATACGATGGTAACGATTTTCTTTGGTGGAGGTTGGTTCTTGCATTGGCGTGCAAGCAGGAAAAAAGCCAATGGAGAAGCAAAGCAAACGGAGGCGCAAGCAAACAAAGAGGCGCAGGAATACTACAACACCACTTTGGCTGACGTGAATCGAACTTTGAACGAAGTGCGAGAGGAACGTGACCATTACAAGGAGGACAGGAACACTTTGCGCAACGAGAATGAAACGATGGTGCAAAAGTACAACGAATTGCAAAACAAGCTAACCGACATGGAAATCGAATACAAGAAAGACATTGCACGTCTTGGTAGAAGATTGGATTGCCTTTCCCCTTTTCTGTGCGGTGTGGCTGGTTGTCTGCACCGCAAACGTGTGAATGTAATGGACGAAGAGGAAATAACTACGTTGCCGACAAAGTTGGAAAAAGAAAAAAAGCAAAAAGATGAAAAGGGAAACGATAAGGAATGGTAGTGTTGGCGAAAGCGTGAAGGTCTTGCAAAAGGCTTTGCATCTAATAGTTGATGGCGTATTTGGCTTAATCACCGATGAAGCAGTTCGTGATTTCCAACGAAAGAACGGATTGAAAGACGATGGAATCGTTGGTGATGCAACTTGGTCGCTATTGCTTGGTGACAAAGAAGCAAACCCTTTGACGTTGAAAACATCAAGCCGTAGGATAAACGAAATCATTGTGCATTGCACTGCGACGAGCGAGGGTAGGGACTATACCATTGCCGATATAACACGATGGCACAAGCAACGTGGATTTGCCACTATTGGCTATCATTACGTCGTGTATCGTGATGGTTCTATCCATGTTGGTCGTGACGTTAATCTTGTTGGCGCACATTGCACAAACCACAATTCGCATTCCATTGGCGTTTGCTATGTTGGTGGTTGCCAATACAACGGTCTAACCCCAAAGGATACACGCACGGATGCGCAAAAGAAAGCCTTGGTTGCGCTTTTGCGTGAGTTGCGTAGGAAATACCCACAAGCAAAGATTCATGGGCATAGGGATTACGCAAATAAGGCGTGCCCGTCTTTTGATGCAACAAGGGAATACAAGAACATATAAACAACAAGGAAAATTATGAGTGACAAGGAATATTTCGAGCAATTGTGGCAAGAGAAAATGATGAAAAGGTGTGGTTGCATCGTACCAACCATAAAGTTGGCAATCATTACGCTAATCATCGTCTTGCTTTCATCATGCGCAACGAAAACGAAGATAGAATATCGTGACCGTGACGTCAATCACTATATCACGAACACCGTACATGATACGTTGATAGACAAAACAACGGATAGCGTGTACGTGAACAGGTACGTCAAGGGAGATACGATGTTCTTGGAAAAAAACAAGCACGTGACAAGGTGGCGTGACAGGGTTGTGGAACGTCATGATACATGTTGGCGTGATTCCATTGTTACGGAAATAAGGGAAACGACAATGGAAGTTGTAAAAATTCCAAAATTATATAAATTTTCTTTGTGGATTTCAATTCTTTGCATTATATTTGCAATTGTAAAATTATCAAGATGGCTAAAAACGTTTTAGGAAGAAATTATACGTTTCCGATATACAACCAAGACGGAACATCGTTCTTTGGTTTGGCATTAAGGAAATCAACGTTTGAAAGCGTTGTCATGTCGCTTGGTGACAAGATAACGGGTGATGTCTATTACAAGGACAACACGCTTCCTATTACTATGCAAGAGTACATCGAATACAAGGAGAATCCAAGCGATGAAAACGAGCAAGCCGTAAAGTATTTATTGCTTAACCCACCAACGATTACAAAAGAGGGATTGGTAAGGGACAATTCAGAACTAAGCGGCATGACAAAGTATTCCTTTGTGTTCTACCATCCTATGTGCTTGTTGGCGAATTTGCCATTTAGCGACGTTGCAACATCAAGCAACCAAGAACGCTATCTTTCCGAAAACAAGGAGTTTAGTTGGATTGGAACGCCAAGCGATTACATTGCAAAGATAAACAAGAACTTGCAAGGTACGGAATGGGTTGTCGTCAAGAGCGTAAGGTTTCCGCAAGAAAAAGACAACGAATTAAGCGAGGTGTTGCAATTCAACAATGAAACAATTGCTGATGCGTTAAAGAAAGGTTATGATACGTGGGGCGTTCCTTTCGTGGTTGATGCAATCAAGGAAGGCGAATATACCTACATTGACGAACACAACCAAGAAATAGACTATTATTCAACGGAAGGAGGTAGCAAGCGTTTCGTCATTGTCGTCGGTTTGCCATCGAATGAAATATATGCAAGTTCGTTGGATAGGCAAATGAATAATCATTTTGTCTTTCGATATGGTAAGGGCGTAGGGTTGAAGAATAACTCACGCACGCCAAGAAACAACAAAATCATTACGAGGATTAGCGGTTACGGCAGTGAGAACAACGTTCCGTTTGGCTATCCGCAAATCGTATGGACTGGCAATCAAGATTGGGATTACACGATAAACAACGATGCAAGCAATCCACTATCATACCCAATATACAAAGGAATCGTAGGAGGGCAATACGTTAAGTTAATCAAGCACCCATTCACACGCAAGCACCTTATGCCAAGCGTTTACACGGATTGCGTGAACAAGAAAGTTAATCCCTTTGCTGATGATTACGACCCAACGATAGAACTTGTTGATTACTATGATGCGATTGGCAACGACTATCACAACAACATAAATCCGCTTACGCCATCGTATGAAAGCCATGAGTTTGACGTGAAGCCAGAATTGGATAGCGAACGTGAAATAGGATTGGTAAGCGCAATACCATTGAACGCAGACTTGACGCCAGCAAGCGCATGGGATGACACGATGGATGATGATGGAAATTACTTGCAAAGATATTTCCAAATCACGTTGCCACAATTGTCGTTCGACATTTATGCTTGTGCAGCGATAACGGAGGAAATGCAAATAAACATGCGCGGCGGTGATTGCATGGGTTGCACGTTCAACATACAAGTTGATTGGGATGATTACAAGCGCAATTTCTATGATGAAAACGGCAACTTTGTACCTAACGGAACGCAAAGGGATTTAACGAGATACCCAAAGTCGAACAATGGGCAAATTAGCGTTATAGCGCAAAAGGATAACAACACGTTTGGAATATTGTTGCCCAACACATACCAACACCCTAATAGTGGCGATAATTTCGTTATATTGGGAATATCGTTGCCAATTGAGTATATACACAATGCGGAGTTAAGATTGGATGATATGATGCAATCTTACATGCTTGAAAACAACGTGTATTATTATGATTACCCGTTGAAGTTTGACGAACATTTCCTTGCAACGCATACAAACATATTGTCGCAAATAAAGACGAACACAATCATTCGCTTTGATTTTGCTGGTAACGTATTGCAATTGTACGTTAAGCAACTATCAATCAAGTATGGCTATGGCACGTTGCCACAATATGACATTACGCTTACGGATAACATCGAAGTGGTATTGAACCAAATAGGGCAAGTTGCGGATGATGTTGAACGTTTGGGTAGCCTAATATCCATATTGCGTCAAGATTATAGTCGTAACGTATGGATTGAACTTTCAAAGAAACTTTCAAAGACGGATGATGATGTAGCAAGGGGCGTGATTACTTTCTTGAAAGGTATTGCCTTTGGTGCAGCGCAAAAGTGGTCTATTGACGGTGACGGAAATGCCATATTGAATAACATAAATGCGCAAGAGGCAATATTCAAGAAACTTACCGCACAAGAGGCTCATTTCTTCACGCTTATCATTGACGAAATCAAGTCGGTAGGCGGTCAACTTATCATTACCCCTGCGAATTGTAGGATTGACTACATCAAGGAAATTCGTGAAGGTGGTGTTTTGACTGGTTGGAAATGCTACTTCAAAGCAAAGGATGGTGAGCGTACCATCAACAACCAATGGGAAGTGAACGACCAAGCAATACATGTTGAGTTTAACGTTAGCGATGGTGGTTCAAAGAACTATTGGCGATTGGTGACAAGCAAGTCTTCAACTCCAGTAAAGATGGATATTGCCACAGGTATTGAGTATGGTGACAACGACGAAGGCGACAACATCTATTCTTTCCATTGGATTGTGTTGAGCAAGAATGATTGTAAGGCTGATTCCACTAACCCGATGGTTGGCGACGATGTATCGCAACTTGGTAATAGGACAATCGCAGACAGGCAGAATGCAATCGTCATTTCTGCCTACAATATCCCATTCATTGACTTTGATACTTTCCTTAACGACACGAGCATTAAGGCACCGTTGTACGTTAGCTATCGTGGCATCAACTCCTTCAATGTTGGTGCAAGCAATCGTGTTGCCGTAATCGCTGGAAACGGCAATTATTTAAGTGCCGTATTAAGGATTGAGAATAACTCCACTTTAGCCGATGGTCGTGACATCAACGACTTGGGAATAACGGAGGGCAACCTTATACGCAACAGCGGATTCACTGGCAACTTTGATTCGGAAGAAGTAAGCGAGAATGACACCGTTTCAGCCGATACGGTTATCTTCTCTGACCCATTGAAGTTTTGGGAAGCGAGAAACGTTGAAGTAAAGAGTGTTGACGATACAACTATTTCCGATGATTATAAGGATAGGATTGGAAGGAGCGTTAGCGGTTCAGTTGCTATTATCAACAACGGCTCTCTGAAACAAACGATAGAAAGCGGAATAAGTATTGATACGTGGTTTGTGCTTTCGTTCAAGGCTTGTTGCCCAGACACAACCGAAACTACGTTGAACGTTTCGTTTGGCGGCGTGACAAATGCCGTGAAGGTTTACAATTCCGTACAAAGGGTTGATTTGCCTTTCAAAACTACATCGGATGATAGCATGTTGACTTTCCAAGCCACATCTAAGGTAATGCTGATGGACGTTATGCTCATTCGAGGCAATATCCCATCTGAGTACCAAAAGAGCGAAAAGGACAACGACAAGTCTTTGGCTAAGTTCCTTGAATTGTCTTACCTACAAAGGGCGATAACGGAAGCATCGACGGAGATTATTGGCGGTCTTGTGCTTACCCAGCTTGTCAAGGTCGGAATGTATAGGGACAAGCAATTTACGCAAGAAACGGGCGGCATGAGCGGTTTGTATATTGACGAACATTCTCCTTTCCTTTATGGTGGTGGTACGTTGGAACAAGCCATCTACACGGCAATGAAGTATAGTAACCCACGATATATGCCCAATGATTCAGAAGTCGCAGAAATGGCGAAATTCGTGGTTACGCATGGCGGTCGTGCTATCCTTAATGACATCTGCCTACGTGGATATATATACGCTCTTGGTGGCATCTTTAAGAACGTGCAATCACAAGACGGAAAATGGTCGTTGGATGAAAACGGCGTAATGAAGTGCATCGAAGCATGGATAAGCGGAAACATCTATACACCGTACCTTATCATCAATGACAGCAATATAACGCAAAACTCACATCCATCATCTACAAGCGGATGGGAAGTAACGCCTTTTGTCCTTGACTTGGATAAGACGGGGCTTAACTTGCAAATGGATTGCGAGCCTACGGGAAACGTTCTGCCGCTCATTGAATTGCCGACAATCGAAAAGTACGTTGGCGGTGAAGCGAACATCTACGTCAACAAGCCATGCGTAATCGTAAACGTTACGACTATCAGCCCGAGCAGAAACTATCAACTATGCCGTGTAACGCTTGACAAGGGACAAAAGATAAAGCTGAAATGTATAGACGACAACGGGACGTACAGGTGGATTCCAGACAGTTATTCCGACCTCATGCGATTCAGACAGGCTTTGCAAATTGCATTCGTGTATGTTCATGTGGATAGGAATGCAAGTCCGATGTTCGTTGAGCAAAAGAAAAGCTATGACTCTAATGGCAGCTTTACCTATGTAGCCGACCTTAATAGCGAAGGTAGGTTTTGGGTAACATTGCCATCGGATTGGCAAAATCTTACGTTTGCAAGTGACTTAATCGTCGTTGCTCATTCATATGGTGTGAATGGCGTACACGTAAACGCAAGTATCATAACATTCGATGACACGAATCACAAATTCCTTGTTGGTGTGGGTGACGATGCTTCGCCAAATGACGGTGATTTCGGATTCTCTATATACTTGACAAATAGGACTGTGACAGAAGTAATAACGACATAAAGAGGGAATTATGGCAAACAATACAACTATAATATTCAACCAAGTAGCCAAGACAGGCACATTCGGCAGCGTCATAGATGCGGTAAACTCCAACTTTGACTTAGCCAAGATTGCCATTCTCAACATGAAGGGCAAGTCGGCCTACGAGATTTGGCGAGAGCAAGATGGGAACGAGAATAAGACGCAAGATGAGTTTCTTGCGTCGTTAAAAGAAAGCGGATTCACTTCACAAGCCGTACAATCATTGCCAACTACGAACATAGACCCTAAAAAAATCTATGCAGTTCCAGTTGATTCTGAAAGTTGGGCAGAAAAAATCTATTCAAATGGTAATTGGATAACCCTTGCAATACATAATGAAAGCGGATTGTCAAGTGTTATCTCTGACGTGGATGATTTAAAACAAAGGAGTGAACCGATAGTTTTCACGGATAGCAAGGCATGTAATTCTTTTATCAAAACTTTGTTTGTAGACGTAAACGGGGCTGGAAATATAGATTTATGGATAACAGTTGCCGTATCATCTTCGTATCTATTCATTTATGATAGCAATGATACAAACGCTACTGCAATTTGTTCAATTTTAATTAAAGCTGACGAATCTTTATATTGCACAAGAACCAGTCAAGGTGTGTATGTGTGGCTTGAGATAGACTATTCAAAATTTCCGTCGTCTTCAATAACAAAAGCCAAATTGACATCATGGGCAACAAGTAGTTCTTTTGACCCAAGAAAAAACCTTGACGGAATGACAGAATCGCCCATTTTGAACAAGTATATCAAAGAAATGTGGGTTGAGTTTGCTGATAATTTTGATGGTGATAAGAGTGAAATTGTAGATAAATTGTGTGTTTATGGGATGTCAAATACCGTTGAAACAGGGGAAGGAGAACACTATGGGGATTATAAAAGGCAATTGTTCATTCGTAAAGACGGAAACACAAGTGCCAATTTCTTTGAAATCCCAACTTCACAAAAATACGGTCAAGAACCAGAAATTATATTATATGCCCTTTCCAGTACCGTCAAATTGCACGCTAAGATAGATTGGGAAGGATTAAAAGGATTGTCTTTTTCTGCTTTTTGGATGCGCCTCGCAAAAAAATGTTATATACCTGCTTATTTTGAAAATAACTCAGTTGAGTTATCTGATAATATTGGCGATTCATCGTCTATCGCATTGTCACAAAAAGGAGGCAAAGCGTTGCGTGAGGAAATTATGTCTATGATTCCGTCAGATGATGTAAAAGAATACACTACAAACTCTGCGCTAAACAAGTTTCTAAAGAGATTATATATTGACTTATCAAACTACACAGGAAATGAAATAACCATAGAAAATGGAGTGCCGACCAATATCGAAGTGCAATTTAACAGATATAATGATGGTAAAGTATTTATAATACGTGCGAAAAATACCGATGGAGGCAATACGACATATACATACTTAGTATATTTGACAACAACATCGTATGGAGAAAAAGATTGCTACGGCGGAAGCGGTTTTTTTGACAATAGTTTAACTGGCGTGTTTTTTTACTTTGAACCAAATTGGGATGAAATACCATCGAATACGATTACTGGCACAGCTAACGCATTGGCGTTCGATAACAACGAAGACCCACGAATGTCTGAACTAAGATATGTTGACAATCCACTTATTGACAGAGCCATCAAATCCCTTTACATAAATCCAGAGAATTGGGCAATAGTGAGTTCGGTTGATAATACGTCAATATACTTTAGAAATATATTCAACGGTTCAAGTTCATTGTATGGATTCGAAGTAAAGACTGATGAGAATAGCAATGTTTCATCCTATGCGAGAAATACTGACAAGTCAAGAATACTTGTCTTTTCAAGCAAAGACGCTTCAACAATACGTGGACTGTTTCTTTATGCGGAAGTCGATTGGGATGCGTTATCGGATTATCCAAATCTTATTCCGTTTGTCAAACCACTTGCTAATTCGTTCACTCTTCCAGACCCGACGCGAGAAAACGATGTGAAAAACGCATTGTATTCCGTTCCAGCAACAAGAATATCACCATATTACGCAACAGAAATAAGCCTTGCATCACGAACAATATCCAATAATCAAGTTATTGGTTCGCTACCTGCCGCTTTTGCCGAACTTGCAAAAAGAACAAATGGTGATGATTGTGATGGAATCATATACAGAGAAAGTGATTTTGAAACACCCCAAGTTGTAGGTTCCGATACTGCAATTATTAAAGTCGAAAGCCAAGAAGATTTCGATGATTTAGACAGCAATATCAAGACTGCGTTAAACGATAATGCCATACAGCATATCGAGGTTTACATCAAGCAAGGTATTTATTTTGCGAAAGGAAAAGACGCAAACAACTCTGAAGATATAGGCAACGTAAACACGGCTAATCCGCATATAAGTTTGACTGGCAATTATGCGAATAAGACCATTTCCATAATTGGCGATAAAGGTGCAAAGATTGTTGTCGGCAAGCATCAATACCAATATATACAAGGTTCAACGGGGCATGAAGATTGCGGCGAATATTACGCTATTCCGCATAGCGAAGAATTTATATATAGCCGCACCTATTTAGACGAAGCACTTAATTACATAGATATAGTTAATGCAAACAACTTTGTCGAGACACTTACAAACCTTACAAAAGACACATCTCTCTCAACGACCAACAAGAATGTGTGGAAAGTTACCGTAAGAAAAGAAGATTGTCCTGCTGGAATTGTAGAAACGGACGATACATGGTGTATAATCACTGCGGCTTGGACTTCGAACAAAGGTAGGGTTGTCAAGACGGAAGAAAACGAAGATGGAAACACTACTGTTTGGTTCGTCAACAATTACTCTGAACAACTCATTAATAGCGACGCTGGATATGGCAACGGCAAGGCAAGGTTTAAGTTAATGAATGATAGGGCAAGGATGCATGGAATACTTATAAGGGGAGGAAAGATGTATATTCCGAAGTCTATTGGAAAGGTAACGGAGTGTAGGTTTGACCGTTTTATTTCACTTGTAAACATTTCGCTGAATAAGTTCATAGTAAAGGGTGTCGAGTTTATCGGAGGTGCTTATGTTAATGGAAGTTCTGGTCTGATATATTTAAGCAAAGCCAACAACGGATTGACGAGGATAGAAAAATGCAAATTCACAAACATCGGCAGTCGTGTTATAAGGATTAACGACAGTGTAAAAGGCAACGATAACACTAAAAATGTAGAATTTGTTGACAATGTTGTCGAAGGGACACTTGGTAGTGCGATTAGTACTGGACGTTATCATGACGTTCTAAAAGTTGTCGGTAATGTCTTTAGTGACATCGGTAGGAGTCATGGGCAAAGCGAATGCATATTGGGCCAAGGCACAAACATTTATATCGGTCATAATAAATTCTTCGATTTCAACTATACTGGAGTAAGATGCGGAGTTTGGGATTCAACAAATAAAGTGCAATATGACGACACTACGACAGCCATCATAGAGTTCAATGAATTTTTTCATACGGAAAAGTACAAGTCCGAAAGGTTTGAACATGTCCTTATGGATGGCGCACCAATCTACATGAGCAATAGGAATATGGGATTGATTATCCGATACAATTTCGTACACGACGTGATTGGTTGGAGAGATAGGTATGCTGGCATATACTTAGATGGAGGTTGCCAAAACGCAAGTGTGTATGGCAATTTGATTATAAATTCCGCAAGCAACGGAGTGTATATTATGTTTAGAGAAAGCACATATAATGATTACTTGTCTGCTTGCAATCTAAACAACGCATGTGTCGGCAATATCACCGACAGGTCTATATGGTTTGACGGGAACCCACACCTCGATGGCGAAGAACAGGATGCGCCTTCTTCAAGTGATTACGAGCAAGCAGTCGTTGGAGGCAACGTCATTTTGTACTACGATATTAGACCAAACATAACCAAACCTAATACCGTAAATAAAATCGAACACGATGGCATAGAATACGAGTTACCAGATGTGTACGTTAAGGAAATGCGTGAAATAAACGGAGAAGTTTGGCTGCCACCGAAAGTGTTCTCCGCTGTCAGAAAATTGCCATTTCCTGAATTTATATTGCAACATATTCACAAGGATGTGGATATTGAGGCAACAGATGTTTAATATAAAAACATAAAACGACATACGACTATGAATTGTAGCAATTGTAAAATCGCAAATCAGAACGTTCCTTGTGTCCCGCAGGGCAACGACTTTAAGATTGCCATTGTCTTGAAAGAGAAAATCAAGACCGATGGCGAGGTGAGCGATAGGGATATTGACATCTTAAATAACCAAGTAAGTGTTTCCATTATCAAGCCAAATGGCGACGCAGTAGATAACACGCAGAATGTGTACTCAGTCGCTCTTAATGGCTCAACGGTTATCATATCCTTTCCAAAACAAGGGAAAAGCGAAACTGGATTGCCCAAAGGTAAATACGGAATCGAGGTTACGGGAAAGCGAAGTGAGGATAGTTCAGACTTTTGTTTTAGCTTGCCAATAGGCTATGCTTTTGAGATTGTCGCCTATTCCACACAAGGGCGTTTTCCATCCGATAGCATTATCACCTACACGGTTGATGGTGTGGTTGGTGTTGCGCAGAACGTATCAAGCGGAGGCGGAGGCGGTAGTGCTACCGTTGGAACATTGAAAACCGACAACACATCAGCGCAAACACCAAGTGCAAGTGAATCGTTTGGTGGTGCAATCAATCTCCACAAGGTTTCCAAGACGGGCAGCTATAATGATTTGCGTGACAAGCCAACCATTCCAGACGTACCATCGTGGGCAATGCAATCCACAAAGCCAAGCTACACGGCACAAGAGGTAGGAGCATTGCCATCGTCAACTCAAATACCAACCGTCAACAATGCAACGATAGCATTGCAAGTCAATGGTGAAGGAATCGGAAACTTTTCTCTCAATCAAAGCGAGAATGCAAGCATAAACCTTTCTGGCTTGGAAAAGCGTTTGCAAATAGTCAAGAACCCGACGCTTGACAATGACGACTTGGTAGCGCAATTCGGTAGGTATTATGTGCTTGACAACTTGGAAGACACCGTAACCATTAACTTACCCGAAACAAGCTCAAGTGCAACGGTAATTACGGGATTGATTATCTATGCGGAATTGCCATCTGACGGAAATGGAGGATTGTTGTTCGCCGTTGACGATAACGAGGATATTGTTGAAAGCGGTTTGAGCGACATCGAGGAAGGAAAGACCTATGAGTTCAATTGTATCTGGAACGGAACGGCGTGGGCTATCACGGCTGTTGAAATGAAAGCATTTACGCAATCTTAAACCTTTTAAGTCATGAGATATAAAAGGAATAACGAAATTGTGACGGTTGGCGATTTTTGTACCATTCATAGCAAAGGTGTAATCTTCATCGGCAGACCAACTGCGGAGCAGCTTGAATCGTGGGGATTTACCTTGATAGAGGAACACCAACCAACAGCAGAAGAATTGTTGGAACAAGCAAGGGCGAACAAACTTGCTGAACTTGAAGCCTACGATAATTCAGATAGCGTGAATAGCTTTACCTTGAATGGTGTACCCATGTGGCTTGACTATGCTACAAGACAGCAACTTCGTACATCAATAGAAGGCTATCAAGCGCAAGGCGCAGAGCAAGTGACTAAGTGGTTTAACGGGGTGCAATTTACATTCCCAACCGCTACATGGCTCTATATGCTCAACTTGCTTGAAGTGTATGCTTCAGATGCTTTAAATGTAACGGAAAGCCACAAGGCAGCTATCAACTCTCTTGGCTCAATAGAAGATATTGAGGAATACGATTTTACAGTTGGTTATCCTAATAAGATTGAGTTATGAGTTTATTAACATGTAGACGCAGGGGAGTTGGAAAGTCTTCGCCATATGACGCAGAGGTTGAATATTTGGAAAGTACAGGAACGCAGTATATAGACACCTTGTTTTTACCTAATAATAACACAAGAATTATTGCTACATTGTCATTTGGCTCAATGTCTGGATGGGAGGTAATTTTTGGTACGAGATACGCTTCGGGTTCAAGAGAATATTCTTTACAAAGTTTTAATGGTACTGGAAGGGTTAGAATATGTTATGGTTCTACGGCGTCCAGTGGAGCTGTAAATGTAGGTACGAACAACAAAGTCAATATTGATTTTAACAAGAATAAACTTACTGCTGGCAGTGCTTCTGAAACTACAACCGCCCAAACATTTACGGCAGCACGTACTTTATTTTTATTTGCATTACATGAATCAGACAATTCCACATCAAACAGGTGTTATAAAGGAAGAATTTGGGCATTAAAAATCTATGATAATGGAGTTTTGATAAGAGATTATATTCCAGTTAGAAAAGGACAAGTTGGTTATATGTACGACAAAGTAAGCAACCAACTATTTGGAAACGGTGGAACAGGTAATTTTATTCTTGGTTCAGATAAATAAGTAATACTATGGAATACGAAAGACCAAATATAGCAATCGTTGAAGCAATCGCAGATTTGCTTTCAGCAAGCGAAACGGGACCTGGTGCAACCGATATAGGAGCACCAAGTGTACGCACAAAATCCGTATGGGATGATGAAGAAACACAATATAATATAAAGGGGGAACAAAACTATGAAGATTGGATTTGACAAGGTAAAACACGCAGCCGTATGCTTGTGCATTACGATTGCGGTAGCGTTTGCGATTATGGGAGTAACAACTTGGTATGGTGCTGAACCGCCTAAAATAGTGTGCGGATTAGTAGGTGCTTGCTTGGCACTTATCGCAGGTGTTGGAAAGGAAGCATCCGACTATATCACCAACTGCAAGTTTGATTTCTCCGATTTGTTAGCAGATGTCGTAGGTGCGGCAATCGGAATTGTGCTGATTCTATTGAGTTAAATGTAATAAGTTTTTAGTTATTAGTTGTAAGTTAAAAGGTCAAAATGTCAAGAGTGGCTTATCCGTGATGGATAGGTCACTTTTCTTTTGCAAAAAAAATACCAAATTATCTTTTTTGCCAACGTAATTAATTGAATTATAGGCTTTTATAAATTCGCTATGGACTTATAAAAGTACGCCATTGACTTTCTTTGTTTGGGTTGTAAATTTGCACTTGTAATCGGTTACAAAAGTGTGTAGTTCAACAAACATTAACAACAAAACAAAAGAAAAATTCTTATGGCAGAAATCTATCAACTCCCAGAAAATGGGAACAATGGGAATGCAACCATTCCTTTCTCCATCCCAATTGGCTTTGGCGGCTATGGTAACGGAGGTATGTTCGGCAACGGAAATGGCTTCAATTCCATCGCCGACTTGTTCGGTCTTGCAATCATCGCATCCATGTTTGGATGGGGCGGCAATGGCTTAGGCGGTTTCGGTGGCTTTGGCGGTAATGGTGGAGCAGGCTTCATCAGCAACCAATTGAGCAACGATTCTGGTCGTGAACTCCTTATGAACGCTATCACCAACCAAGGTGAAGCTTCACGCACGGCTATCCAGACATTGAGTACCATGTTGGGGCAAGACTTCAATCTCGTAAATGCTGGCATTCAATCCGCACAAAACACATTGAACCAAATTTCCAACACGCTTGGAATGTCAACCTTGCAGATGATTAACGCAGTGCAAGCTGGTGACGCTAACCTTGCAAGCACAATCCAAAAGTGTTGCTGCGACCAATCACTCGCTACATGCCAACAAACGAACACGTTGCAAAGTGCAATCAATGGCGTTGGAAACCAAGTTCAAGCAAAGGCAGCTGCCGACCAATTGGCTATGTGCCAACAAACTTACAACTTGACGGACACGATGAATCGAAACTTCATTGCGCTTGACAACAAGATTGACGCTCTGGAATCAAGTCGAAAAGACCGTGAAATCACCGCTCTCACAGCACAAGTTGCAAAACTTGAATCGCAGAACTTCACGACAGGCGTTGTTCAGCAAGCCGTTGCGCCTATCCTTGGTCAATTGGCAGGAATCCAAAACGAGGTTGATGACATCAAGAACAAGATGCCGAACACCGTACCAGTGCAATATCCAAACTTGCAAGTGGTAAATTCCACTCCTTACATGGGTGGCTTTTACGGAAACGGATTTGGCGGTAGCGTCGTGTTTTAAATTCTTTAAGGCATAGGAGGTTAAAGTATGAGTTGTAATTGTAATTGCAATATCACAATCAATGCGGGTGGACAGCCTTACATTTCAAACACGCAAGTTACGGTTGGCACTGACACCGTGAACATTGCACTTGGTTGGAGGCGTATTCAGCCGATAGGCAAATTCATTGTACGAATGGAAAATCCAATTCCGTCTGATGCAACGACCACATTGCCAGTGACACTTACATTGAATGGTGTTACACGTCCACTAACCCTTCCAAACGGTACGGCAGTGACTGTGGCAGACATTCTAAACGTGAGTGTTTTCGAGGTTCTGAATGACAAGTTCAACGGAATCTTGGCTCTTCTGTCTCGAACAATAGTGTAATACAAAGTGTTTAACAATCAAAAGTAATTAACAATGGATATACAAAGTTTGACGAATGGTAGTCCATTCTATGTATTGAGAAAAGGTGAGCGTCCGACGCTCGAAATAGGAACTGTCAAGGCAAAGTCTCAGCCTCGTCCTCAGTATCAAACACAAACACCAAATCTGATGAACGGAATGAACTTTCAGCAGGTTGTGGATTTAACCGTTACAATAAACGGAAGCGACAGGGTTATCAACAGCATACCTCTTAATGTCGAAATTGCCGCACAAGGCAATGAAACGTTCAGCGGTAGCCGTGAGGCAATGTTGCAGGCTGTGGACAACATGCTACAGACCTCTAAAAAGGCTTTGGAGCAAATTCCACTGCACAAGAACGTGATTGCAGAGTCCGAGAAGATGCTTGAGGTTTTGAATCCACGTTATGCCGAGGAAAAGAAACAGGCTCGCACTATTACAGACCTTGAACGCCGTCAGTCAGAGACCGACAAGAAACTCGACACAATCCTTGGAATCTTGCAGAAGTTGGACTCCCCTTCGCCAAGCAATGTTTAATCCACTAAAGTAAGAAAGGACTATCAGATGGGCTATATTATTCTGAATACAGACCGCGATGACGAGATGGAGGGCTTGCGCTCTCAGATGCGTCGCAACTACCGTCGTGGCAACTATCGCAACTATGGCGGTTCAAGTGCCAACATGCGTGAGCACTACTATAAGAAGGGCTATGAGCACGCACTTGAAGACATGGAAGACGAAGAAATGGAAATGCGCCGTCGCAGAGATTCGATGGGCAAATTTATCTGAGTTTAATTAGGGGGAGGGCTTGTCCCTTTCCCTTTTTCAATAACAATTAAAAGAGAAAGGAAACGATTATGAGATATTTAATGACAGAAGAGGAAGCCGCTTACATGGAGTCGTACCAAGGACACTTCAGCAAGAAACTCGCTGCTTGGGCTATAGGCTGCATGGAGATGGAAGACCCTGCTACTGGCAAGGTGAAGGAGATTAAGCCTTTGTCCGTAGACGAGGTGTTTGAAATCTTCAAGGAGAACAACGTGAAGATTCCCTATGAGAGCAAGTTCGACGCTTGGTATCTGTACCACATGTCGCTTGCCGACTATCCTGACACGCTTACAACGGACAAGCAGCGTGCATCATTCGTCGAGGAGACCATCTGCGACGTAGACGGAGAGCCGACAAACGTACTTGCATGCTTTGTCGCCAAGATGTGCAACAAGGGAATCCCTATCTATTGGCAAGAATTTGTGTGATTATGAAACAAGCGTATTTAGACCTTGATGGAAAGTGGTCTGTAGTTTTGGTGTACGACTACGATGTGAATTATGAGTATGATGACATTGCCAACATAATAGAATCATTTGGTGTGTCACCAAAGCAAACAAGACGTTCGCTTGAAATACTTGCAGCACCAAACACAGGAATGACAGTAACGTTTCCAGAGGTAAGGATGTCGCTTGTAATGATTTCAAGAGCAACAAGTAAAGACCAATTGTTTAACACTATTGCCCACGAAATGTACCATGCTACTTGCGGAATTATCCGTTATTATGGAAGAGAAATGTGTTCCGAGGATGCTGCATACACAATGGGGGAACTTATGCGACAGGTTATCACGAATGTTATGAATGCTTATAGATAGAGCCTCATTGCGCAGGCTCTATCATTTTTGTTTTCCACAGAAAGCCAAATACCAATTTGTTTTTGTCTCTATGTTTTGCTATCAAGCCTTTTGCTGAAGTGATTTTATATCCTATTGGTGCTGAATCTTTTGCTGCGTCACTTATAGAATCATACTTTTTTATAAATGTGCCATCTTTAGAGTATTTTCCTATTTTAATTGTAAGACCTTGTTCTTTTCTTGTTCTTATTTGTTTTTCCCTATATTCTTTACTTTTTCTTGAATTTACAACTTTTTGGTGTGTAATTGGGTTTCTCGCATTTTCTAATCTTGTACACCACTTTAAATTTTCCACTCTATTATCAAGCCTGTTTGTGTTTATATGGTCTATATGGTTTTTTCCATTTGGCTTATCTAAAAAAGCCATAGCCACAATCCTATGAACAGCAAGTGTTTCATGTTTGCTGTTTTTTGCCAAAGTTACATAATAATAACCATCATGTATTTTTAGATTTCTAATACTTTCACGTTTGTGGATTTGGCGATTTTTTGCGTTTACAATTCTTTCAAGAGACTTTATCCTTCCTTTATTGCTCACTTCGTAAACACCTTCATACCCAACTACTGGTTTCCAAATTTCCTGTTCCATAAAAACAAAAAGTGTTCCAAGTGTTCAGAGGTGGTACGAGCACCCCTTACTAACGAGGAACAATAAGTCTTAAACATTCGGTATCTCGTACATACCATTGTTTGATGGTGCAAAGATACAAAGAAAGTTTGGAACTTCCAAATATATTAAGAATATTTAGTAACTTAAAACAAGCCGTTCTAAGCGCATTTATTTTGTTCGGTGGACAACTTCAAGGATAGGTAAAGAAAACGTTGTGACAAGCCTTAAAAATAGCCGTACAGCGTTTCTTTTATTTCTTTGTTATATCTGCATTTAACCGTTTGTAACTAAATTTTAGTTTCTTGATGTCCCAACCATTCTTGCACATGTTGGTCTTGAAACGCTTCTTTGCTTTACGAGGTATGCGATACCTTTTCCCCGCAATCTTCTTGTACATCTTGCCTACCGACCTAAATTCTTTTTGTTCCATATTATTTCATTATATACGCAATTAGTAGTAGCAGCCAAGCCACAAACATAGTGCCTAACGCCAACCAAAGTTTACAAATAACTTTCTTTTTGTTTGATATAACATCTCTGTAAAGCCCAAAGGCGAATTTATGGTCTTCAATTCTATTAGCGTTTTCTTTCTTTGCGTAGTCTTTAATAACATCATTACGGTAATAAGACACTTTAGAATTTACAGAAGCAAGCCTATCAGCATCTTCTTTGCTTATGAATTTGAAGACACCCTCTTCTGATAAATCGCAACCCATTATTTCGGCATAGTATTTATCCTTTATCCAAAGTACCTTCACGAGATTACCTTTTATGGCATCTTCCAACCCTTTCTTAAACGACTCCTTGTTTTCTTTAACTTTATCATTAAAGTTCTTTTCAAGTTCAGTAAGTCGTTCGTATTCCTTTTGGCTAATAATTATTCCTTTTGTTTCCATATTCTTGTAGTTTAAATTATTTTATCCAATAATAACACCCCAAGTAATCGTAGCGCAAGTGTTTTACTGGTTTTCCGTCAATCATAGCAACTTGTTTCTTTTGCCACTTCTTTTTCTTTCGTGGCACTCTTGTGTAAAGTAGTTTGCGGATATTCTTTTTGTCAACTTGCATATCAAACGAAATGGATTTTGTAAAAGGTGTTGGGGCGTACTTTACGTCTATTGGTTCTTCCAACTGTTCAAACTCAAAACCATCCGATTCCGCAACACATTCAAGTTCTTTCAGTTCACCGCCATCAACAGGTTTATAAAAGATTTTTACCTTCTTTTGTTCCATAAGCGTTATTTTATTTCTTCGCCTTCTTTGTAACAATCTATTTGTACCATCTTGTTTTTCTTTCTTTTGTTGATTGTAACAAAGTCTAAAATAGACATAGTTTCTTTGTGTCCGTCATTGAAGTGGGCAACAATCGTTGCAACATCGCCATCAACAGGAATCCAACCTGTTTCTTTTGGATTAAATTTAATTGTTTTCATATTATTATGCTTTTCCTAAGTTGTCAATATCTATTTCGTTAGGGTCAAACTCTACCGAAAAATAACCCTCTTTCTTTAAAAACTCCGCAAGGACTTCACAACATCTTTCCTTAATGTTCTTTCGCTTAGAATCCGTTGTTATGTGTAATGTAAACGTCATAATTCCTTTACCATTTCGATTTCATTTTCATCCCTTGAAAGTTCCTTGAACCCAAGTCGTTCGTACCATTCCTTTAGCCACACATTATTTGCGTCCACATGGAGACGTGCAAACGTCATGCCGTTATCCTTGCATTCGCCAATCGCAAACAGCATCATCTGTGTGCCTATGCCGTTTTTCCTGCAATAAGCAGAGACGGACAGGTCGCAGATATATCCAGTCTTTGGAAAACTTTTCTTGTCAAACTTCACACAGACTATTGCAGTTCCGTCTTCCTTTACGATGTCTACACTTGACCCCCACCACCAATCGCAGAAATGCTTGATTACATTTACTTCTTCCATAAGAGTTAAAGTTTTCTATATTCTTCATCGGTTAGAACGTGCCACTTGTTTTCTTTGTCTTGGCAAAGCCATTCTGTAGGGTGTGCGAATTGCCACTTTGTGTTATCGTGCATATATATCCAATACAATACGTAATATATTCCACCATTACCGCTTTTATTGCATGATTCAACGCAAGGTAAATCCATTATTCCTTGGCTTACATGATTCGGCACTTGAATCGAAAACTTAAACTTTTTTTCCATAACCATTACCTTTAATTTATTAAACTACTTTCTAAAAGTTTTATACGTTTCTCAATTGCATCCTTCATGCTTTCAAGCGCACATATCTGTGATTCAACTATGTGCTTTGGTGATTTGCTCTCAATATGCCAATGCAGGATGTTTCCATCTTCACCTCCTTTTATGGCGATACTACCAACCCATTTTTCAATAGAAATTCCAGTCGGGTATTCTCGCTCAATCGGACTAATCCCTATTGTTATATCAATCATAGGCGTTACAATTTTTCGATTTGCGGATAGAACCTATTATCCTCAACGCTCCATTTGTACGTTTGACCGCAATGTGGGCATATTGCGCCAACGCCTTCTGATACTTGGAACTCGCGGTTACATGCAACACAGAGTGCATTGAATTTGGGATAGACTTGTATAAAGTGCTTTTCAAAGTCAGAACCACCTTCCAAGCCAAATTGCTCGGTAAGCAACTTGATAAGGCTGATTACGTCTTTCGTTGATGCGGAATCAAGGTCGGAAATGCGATTGTGCAATAGGTTTTGTAGGATTTGCGCTATCTGACCACCAGTAAACCTATAATCTTCCAATTTTAATGCCTTCCCTTGTATTTCCGTAACGTATAAGTCGTCAATTTCCTGCCTTAACTTTACGATTGCTTGTTGTTGTATCAACGTATCGCATTCTTGCTTTTTCGATTGCAAGTATTCATCCTCGTTTTCCGTACCAAGCACTTTCTTGTAGCCATCTTGGTCGTATGCCAACGCATAGCTAACGTACTTGTCCTCACCCAACACAAGGTTAAGGCAAAAGATATATTCCTCAATCGAGAACGTTATTCCACGATTGAACAACGTTTTTGTTGTATCTGTAAAACTAAGCATATTTTATTCTTGTATATTGCCGATTGTTTCGCCTGTTTCAATTACATATCCTTGTTGTCTGCATTGTGGGCATTCAAGGTCTTTGAGTAATGTTGTCATTGGTCTTACGGATATCCACCGCTTTAGACACCCAAGGCAAACAACCTCAGATGCCTTGTGCGGAATAAGTTCGTTAATGTCAATCGTATTCGTATTGTTCATATCTCGTCATCCCACAAAATATAATCTTTGTATTTTATTTCCATAGTGCAACATTCATTCTTGCAAGCAAGACACAAGACTTTATTGCCTTCTGAGTCTAAATCAGTGTATTTATCGCCAGCCCACATAGTTTCACCACAAATAGGACATTTTATGTCTTTATTGTAAAAATGATGGTGGCGTCTTGTTATAAACTCAATTAAATTCGTGAAAGGTCTCATATCTTACAAATTTTTACGTCGTGCATACTCGCTCATCAAGATACTATCGACCTTATTATCGTCAATCTTCTTTGAGCGTTCTGACTTTCTTAAATCAAGCGTAGGAAACAATCTTTTGCAAGCATTGATAGACGTTTGCTTTGTGTTCACATCTTTCTTGCTGACTTTCTTTCCTTTTATGGTTACATCTTTGTAAGTTACAACCATGTCGGAATTTTGCCACATTTCTTTTTGCCATTCCTTTGGTTGTATTAGCGTATATGGAATGTTGTTCGCAGCAAGCAAACCAATGAGATAGCCTTTGTTAAAGCCAAACGCAAACGTTGACTTTGCGCTACTACCATACAACGCATGGACGTCCTCGATTACGCACGCAATCCTTTCGTTTTCATAACGTGCTTGTTGCATGATGCAACTTAGTTGATACAAGTCGTTATCCTCTATTGAATAGTGTTCCCATTTCCCGTTTTTCTGCATGGATATAAAACCCTTGCTTCCAACGTCTATACCTATGTATAATTTTTCATCCATATCATTCCCAAATTACGTCTTCAATCTTCACTTTCTTAACGCCAAGCATTACCATGTCATAGCCTTGCGTTAGCCATTCCTTTGCCTTTGTGTACGCATCATCCATGTTGATGGCGAACAATGCAACCTTATAGACGATTTCCGTTTCTTCTCCATCTTCGTTTGTGCGCACATCAGCAACCTCCGCAACAAAGATGTTTTGCTCTTCGCTTGTTCGCTTGTTGATGATTTCCCTTATCTTGGAACGCTTGATAGCCACAACCTCCAAGTTACGTTCATTCATGCAATAAGACAATCCCTTTGCTTCTGCTTCTCCGAAATATTCAGCTTCCGCAATGATGTACTTTTCCTTTATCGTCTTGTCATTGCCGTTGCCATCAATCTTTGCAAATTGTACTTGGATTTCGTAAATCATGTTATTTTTCTTTTTTTTGTTTTATTTTTCGTTCAATAATTCCACGTTCACGCCCTTTGGCGATATTACTTTAAGCGTCAATGTTTCCGAATGTTCGCTTTCATTATTAAGAATGGCTTTTATGACACGCTTGACGATAACCCAACGTTTCTTCCATATCGGCTCGCTTTCTATCATCATTGACATCTTGGCAACGCAAATGCCTACGCATGATTCGGTGAACTTTCGGCTATCCTTGCTTTTCATCGCAATGGACTTGTAGCTATCGTTCGTCATGTACCGATATGCGTACCAATAAAGCCAACGTGCGTGTGAGTTGTTCAAGTTGCTTGTATCATATAGTACCTTGCTTTCATCACAAGAGCAAACGCTTGCAACGATACGTGCAAGATATTCGCTTGTTTGCGTATCATAGGAACGAAGAATATCGCAAACTTTTTGTATCGTTGCTTCATCAATCGCCCTAAGACTTTCCCTTACTTTTTCGTCACTTTCCATTCTTTCTATCTTGCTTTCTTTGGTTAATGCCATTAATGATTGTTTGCTCGTTCATTGGCAAACGTTCGACGTATAAGTTCAACCTGCCCTTGTCGTTGCCAACGATTGCATCCCAAATGCCTACAATCTTGAACTTGAAACGCATGAACAAGAACTCTCCAACGTAAGCGAACGTGCCATTGTCATTTTGCTTTTTCAAGTAAGCCTCAAATCTTGGTTCACGTTCCCTTTTCGTGTATTTCATGGTGTGGGAATCATATTCAAGCAATTGCTTTCGCTTAATCCATAGCCACGTATTGCCATCACGCTTGAAATATTGCGCTTGTATTGGCGAAAGGTCAATACCCTCAACCTTAATCGTTCCAAGATATTCACCGCCAGTCTTGCGTTCTATGTAGCCATTGATATAATCCACACCAACCATGATACACGCAGGTTTTAGCTTGTTATTGCAACAACATAGGCATAAGGATAGATGTGTAGTCGTACACGCTATTCGGGTTTTCCTCCATCAACACGCAAGCACGTGTTGGGTCTACCAATGCAACCTTTACGACATTTCCGTCAACGTTTTGCAATAATTGTAACAACGTGCTACCCTTAAAGCCAATGGCAAACGTTTCTCCATCGTAATCACACGCAATCTTTTCTTGTGCCGACTTGCTGAAATCAAAGTCCTCCGCCGCAATTGTCAAGTTTTCAAGCGTGAACGTTAATGACACCAATTCGCTTGTTGCGCTACCCATAGGCAAAACACGCCTTAACGCTTGGATGAAAGATTGCTTGTCTATGTTCACGACGTGCGAATAGTCCTTTGGTATAACGCTATCATAATTGGGATAGCGACCTTCAATCAATCGTGCGCACATCTTGAATTGCTTGTTTTCCACGACAAGTACGTTTGCGTTGAAAAGAACGTGAACGTCTCCAGCTATCGTGTTAGCCAAAACGTTCAACAACGTATTGCATGGCTTCTTTGGCATGATGAAACCATTGCTTTCCTCTTCGCTTTCGCCAAGGATTGTCAAGTCCTTGTACTTTGATAGCTTGTGACCATCCGTAGCCACCGTCACCATACCATCGTGCAAGAAATCGAACTTAACGCCATTCATAACTGGTCGCAACTCGTCATTTGCCACTGCGAACGATGCACGTTCAATGGCGGTTAGCATTTTCTTTGAGTCAATCAACTTTTCCTTTCCGTCGTTGCATTCCACGTTTGGCATAGGGAACTCAATGGCGTCGACAAATGGCAAAGTAAACTTTCCGTTTTCGTACTTACAAGTGACGAGGTGCTTTTCATCGTCGATTTGCATCGTAACTGCTTTACCGTCAAGATTACCCAACGCTTGCACGAATGACTTTGCGTCTATGCACAAAGAAACGCTTGCATCTGCATCTATAACGCTTGCACGCCATTGCAGCCATGTTTCGCCATCACTCGCCATAAGTTCCAACATGTAACCACATGTATTATCAACGATTGTTTCCATCCTTACGTCATTAAGGATTGGCATTGTCGGCTTTTGTGCAACGACTTTGCTCACCATTGCAAGCGAAGGCAATAGTTCGTTGCTTTGAAATTGAATTGTTATCATACTTTCTTTATGATTAAAAATTAAAAAAACGTCTTTTTTTGTTGGGAAACCAAGACTCGAACTTGGACTATTTGCTCCAAAAGCAAATGTGCTAACCATTACACCATTTCCCAATGTAAGTCTCTCCGCTGAGAGACAATTAAAAATAATGCTTTCGAATTATTAACTTTCTAACCTTTTTTATAACAAACATGAGTAAAAGTAAAAAGGGAAAAGCCTACTACGTTATCGCAACGCCTTGGCTCTCCTACAAAAACATTTGTTTAACTATCTAATTATATTGGCATTTTTCATTTAACCAATTGCAAAGTTAATCATTATTTTGGAATATACCAAACATTTCTTGCATTTAACACTTATTTAACCATGTCAAATGACAATTGCGCTTGTTTCTCCATCATAGCGTTTCGCCTTTGGTAATACTTGCTTTCTTGCATTGCAAACATATCAACTTGAATGTTCTTTTGCATGGCTTGACACGCATCCGAAAAGAAACGCTTGGAAATCTCAAATCCATACGCCTTGCGACCAAGATTCGCCGCTGCAATCAACGTTGATGCGCTACCTGCGAACGGGTCTATCACCACATCGTCAACATCTGTGAAAAGTTCTATCAATCGCTTTAGCAATGGTATTGACTTTTGCGTAGGGTGTATCTTTTCCATCCCCAAGTCACGTGACCAATCCATGCAATTGAACACCATTTGCCCGTTGTTGTTGAACTTCGGCAACTTGTCACGATACAATATCAAGCCATATTCGCAATTGCCAACGACACGCATATTCGCTTTTAGGACTTGCGCTGAGTAATTCTTTCTGAAAACCAAGTTTATGTAATGATTCAATCCGTATCGCCTTGCAAGGTCTATCAAGTAGAATTGTTGCATAAACTCGCAAAAGATTATCATGCAAGGTGCTTTCCCAGATTCCTTTGGCTCTGGTCTTAGCATTTGTGCAGCAAAGTGCATCATTTCCGCAGGCTTGAAGTTCTCGTCTGACGTGAAGAATGTTTCACCAGCGAACTCACTTTCGCCATTCTTGTTATCGTTCCCTTGATACCACATAGGATTGCTACCATAGGCGTTTTTGCCGATTCCGTAGGGAATGTCCGTCAATATCAATTGTGCTTTCGGTATTCCAAACCTCTTGTAATCCTGCATGGTGGAATTGAACAATCCAACACGATTGTTAAGCATACGAAATTCCGTATCAACCACCGTAACATCACGTTTGTCAAGTTTCATAAGTTATTATTTTATATATTTGTTTAATCAAATAGTGTCTTTGTTTCTTGTAATCGTTTGTTAGCCAAGTCAACGTATTCTTGTGATATTTCAAAACCAATATATTTACGCCCTAACGCTCTTGCAACCTTTGCTGTAGTACCACTACCCATAAATGGGTCTAATACAACATCACCTTCGTTAGACCAAGAAATAATGTGGTCACGGACAATTGCTTGTGGGAATACAGCAGGATGCCATGTGCTACCATCTTGCGCTCGTGGGACGTAATACCACCAATTGTTTCTTCTTGATTTTTCTTGAACATTGATTATACGTTTCTTGTCGTTCGTTTGTTCCACGTTTCTCCTTGATTTTTCAAATACTTCAACCTTTCTCCCTTCTTTAAACGACAAGTTAGGTTTATCGCAAATAAGATTCGTTGTCTTTGGCTTTCCCTTGCTAAACACAAACATATATTCAAAGTTTTGTGCGTAACATAGGTTATTACCAATTGCCCCACCACCATCCTTGCACCAAATCATCGTATCAAACAAGCAAAAACCTGCATCCATAAACGACAACGCTTGACGAAATGAAGTGCCACTTTCTGAAAAATCCTTTGTTGCGTCGCTTACAATCCACACAATTACCCCCCCCCGTTTTAACAATTCGTAACAATTCAACTATCATTCCTTTCAAGTCAAACGAAAATCCCTTGTATTTGCGCAAATCATCATAAGGCGGACTTGTGACAACCAAATCGACGCTTTCATCTTCCATTTGGCGCATACCTTGCACGTTATCCATGCAATATATTTTGTTCAATTCCATAATCTTGATTTTGTTAAAGTTTCACTTAATCACATAGTTTTCCCTTTATCCTTCTACACCACATCACACGCATTTGTAGAGGATTTGAATGAAAGAACAACATTATTAATCCAATAGCAAGTAAAACTTGTTTTGTTCTTTATTCCTGCCAATACTTGCACTTCCCGCCTTCTACACCACATTTTAGCTTGTTTTTTTATTCGTTTTACAATGTTGGTCTAATAGGTGATTGTTAATTTGTAGAAGGGCTCGTCGTGAGTTTTGGTTATTGGCACGTTGCGAGACATTTTACATTAGTTGCCATCCAACATTGCATCAAGTATGACAAAGAGGCATTTTATCTCACGGGCTTGTATTGGATTCATCCCGCACGGTTGCCACTGATAGAACCGCTTTTGTATGTCTTTCGTAAAACAAGAAAGCCGAATATCCATAAAAGAAAAATCCAACTCGTGAGGCGGCACTTGTTGGAAATTCTAATATAGCATTCGGCTTATGTAACCTAAACTAATATTCAATAAAACTTCGCTTACTACAAGTCCGCCTATCTTGTTTCAACGATGCAAAGATACAAACACGTTTCCATATATCCAAATTTCAAGCATAAATTTAAACATACATTAACAAAACAATGCTATCACAAGCGATTTTCCATCATGTAGTTTTTCAACCAAGGTGAAGGCTCTAAACATGATTTTTTCATGTACTTAGCGCAATGTCGAATGGCTTCAACGTGCCTCTGTGCTATACGCCTTAAAGCCATGTTCTCGCTATTTAGATTATCATGCTTCTTTTTCATGCTTTCGTACTTTTCTTTCAAAGTCCAATATTCACGATACATTCGCTTGTAATCTTTCACGATGTAAAACAAGTGTTGTTCCTCTGGTATCAATGGGCGTTCAACGTAAGCCCTACCATTTTCATCATAAAGCATATAAATATGTTATTTGTTGGTTAATACTTTCAATCCGCCATAAGCGCAATACAAGCCATATAAAGCCATGAAAGCGCAAATACCTATAACTATACCATTTTCGATATAAAATCGTTCCAACGCAAATCTAAGGCACAATGCAAGCGTTATATACCATGCGCACCTAAATGCGTACCTGCAAAGTTCAAGCGCAAAGCAAAGAACCCATATAAGCAACACGTCAAACCAATCAATGTAGATGATATGTGAAATAAAATCGCTAATAGGCAAATGGTACACGTAATCACTTGACGATGTTTCCATGATGTTGTTCGTTGTGATAGCGTAAATCGTTTCGATGTAGCCAATGACCATGATAATTGTTGTAAGGAAAGGAATTGCCTTTCCAAGCCTTATCAATAGCTTTCTAAAGAAAGTGGTCATATCATTGCCTTACATCATTTACGCTTTCTTTCTTATCTTTACTTTTATAACGCCAGTGTTTGCAAGCATTGTTGCATGCCCTATGTTGCCAACGTTGCTTCTTTGCGTAGTAGGCTTTAACGTGACACCTTGCTTAATGCTTATCTTGCCCTTGCGTTTCTTGTTGTTTCGCCTTTTGCGTTTTGGCTTAGACATTTACTTATGTGGTTGTTGTTCGCTACTATGTAGGATTGACTTTATTTGTTCAAACGTACTTTTTGAAATAAGCGCACTCCCATGCTGCTTGTTGCATATATAGCAGAATCGAAATGCGCCATCATCATTCGCTTTATCTTTCATCTTTCGCCATTTAGGTTATCGTCACCGTAGTTGGAACTCGGATAAGCAAGCCACGCATACTGCCACGTGTAAACTCTTTCGTAGGGAATCGTTGTTCTTTCACGTAGTTGTAAATGGTTTGCTTTGTGACTCCCATTCGTTGCGCCATTTCGCTAACGCTAACCCATTCTTCGTTGTTTATGTTGTCGTTATCCATCTTGCTCTTTCACCTCCTTTTCCGTTTCGTCTTGTATCATGGCACTTTGCAAGGCTTCAACCTCTTCTTGCGCCATTTCCTCGTCAGTCTTTTTCTTGAATATCACACGTTCTTCCATTCCTTCGACAAACTTTCTTTCGTTTTCCAACACTTGTTGAACGAATTGCAAGTTCGTCATGTCATCTTGCTTTTCTTGCAATATCACCTTTTGGCGTGATACGTTGTGCAAGTATTGTTCGTACACCAAGAAAGCGGCACTTTCCGTTTCGTCAATCGCATACAATGGCATAAAGATGTTGTTAAGCCACAAGTCAATGAACCAACACAAATCGTATTCCGTCTTGTCTTCCTTTGCTTTCAACAATGCGAATAGCTTTGTGTAGGAACGCTTTTCGTTGCCTTTCTTGTCTATCACCACGCAATCGTTTTCCAACGCAATCTCAACGAAACGTTTTGTGTATAGGTATGGTCTTGAAACACCATATCCAGTAACGTTATTGAAAACGTGTTGGTGCGCACCAGTGGCAATAACCACGTAATCATCCGTGACAGTCAATCGCAATCCCTTGTCATCAAAGTATATTGACTTCGTGTCCTTGTCCTTTGGAACGAATACGATTGATGAACGCATCTTGCGTTCCATGTCTCCCCTCGTAGGTTTCTTTCCTTGTTTTTGTTGCATCATTTCGTTTTGTTTTTCAATTCGGATTGTATAGCCAATAAGCGCAATTTCAAAGTTTCCTCATCCTCTGGCACACGACCACGAATCTTGTTCGTTTGGTTGTAGCTTTTTATCCAAGCCATTGCTTCCTCCTTGTTGTGGATTTCGTCGAACACCCATTCATTCTGCGGTAGTTCAAGTTTTTCTTCTTCTTGTTCGGTCAGTTCGTTTGCCTCGTCAGCCAATCGTTGCGCTGCTTCCTTTGATTGTTCGTCAAGGTCTGCGTTCTCGATGTCGCTTGTATCCATGTACGTTGGCACGACAAACACCTTTTCGATGTTCAAGAATGTTGCTTGCGTGAACACTTTCTTGATGCGTGGTTCTTTGTCGGTTTCCGCATTGAACGTACAAGTGGCATAAGCCAAGTCATCCGTCGTCAACCTTACGATAGCTACGCCATCCTTGAACGACGTCTTTCCGTCAAACTCCTTTTTTGGAACACTTGGAATCTTCAAGTATTCGCAAACCTCGTTTTCAAATAAAATCTTATCCATATCTTTTCACATGATTAAAAAATGTTCGTTTGCAAAGATACAAACATATTTGTAATATTCCAAATCTTTTGCGTGTTTTCTTTTACCTTACCAATTTGCCTACCGTTTCATTGGCATGGAAAGCCTTGTAAGGTACGACCTCTGTGCGCTTTTCCACCACGTCACGAATAATGCTTGCGGAATAGATGTTTTGCGGATTTTCGGCAGAAAGCCTCTTTGCCACCATCAATGCGCTCGCCTTATCCATGTTCGTGTTTACGGTTACTTGCACGTTTCGCTTTGGGTCGAAGCACAATACGCCCCATGTTTCCTTGCTTTCAATCGTTTCTTGGTTCAATTCCGCCTTGTAGAAAGTGAACACCTTTCCATCGCCAATTTCCACGTCAATGGCAAAGTCTTTCTTGCATGGTATTCGTTGCGCTTCGCCAAGGTGCCATGTTTCTGGCAATTGCATCCATTCCATGATGCGATGGTAAAGCGTTTCTATTTCTTGGTTCGCATCAACACCCGAATTGCCATTCGCATAGTACGATTTCCAAAACTTTGCGAATCTTTCGTAAGCCTTGTCGAACAACTTCATTTCATGCGCAATTTCGTGCTTATAGGCGTTCAAGTCGCTTAACATGCAATCAACTTCGCCATACACACGATAGGCTGTCATAATGCTTGAATGAACCACGCAAATCAAGTTTGCCAATCTTTCAAACACGCCCAATTCCGTTGCCCTTTCAATATCCAAGCCACGTATGCCCGTTGTTCTTACCCTTTCCTTTATGGCGTCGGCAATCTTTACGCCATTAACGATTTCAGTATTTTCATTAACCATAATATTTTGTTATTTTCCTTTCTCTTCAAGATGTTTCACAATCGCTTCAAGCGAAGTCACCACGTTATTGAATGTCTTGTGTCCGTACTCTTTTTGTAGGTCTTTAAGTACGGATAGTTGCGCTCTTGTGCGCAAGAGTTTGTAGTTATCCATTCTTCACCTGTTCTTTATATTCTTCAATGCAATCTTTCAGATTCCTTTTCAATGCAATCAGCTTGTCCTGCTGTTCCTTGCTCAATCTCGGACAGCCCTTGTGCCAAGACGGAAAGTTAGGAGTATCTTGTTTGTATTCTTGTGCAAACACGCAATACTCATGCCAATCTTCGTATTCTTTTTCTTCTACGTCATTCTCTACGCAGAAGATGATATTCGCCATATCAATGAATATCCAATCGCCATAAGCATATACGCCGCCTACTTCTTCAGCTATCCAATATCCGTAGCGACCATCCCATTCCCACATTCTTAGCAATTCAACAAGATAGCCGTTGCAGGCTTGCTCGTAGGATTGCCTTAGATTTCGCTTTGTTGCTTGTTTTACCTTTTTCATGATTTTTGCTTTTTCAATTTCTCAAGTATTTTTTCTACTAAAGAATCAGCGTATTTTATTGCTTCTTCTGCGCAATCTCCATATTTAAGATGGTTTTCACACATCATATAATTTCCTTTCTGCGTAGGAATGATAGCTGCCATTGCAGCAATAGCAGCTTGATTTCTAAGCGCATTTTGCTTGTTGGCAAATCCTTCTTGCAATCCCTCACGATATGCCCAATAAGCACCTTCTTGGGTGTTGAACGTACTTAGAATTTCCTCTTTTGTTTTCATATCCTATCCATTTTGTTTTTACCATATAAATATTCCTCCTATCACAAGTGCGATAAGAAAGCATACCACAAGCGCAAAGCAACCAACCGTTGCACCAATACCAAAGTTGTCGTTTTTTGATAGCTTGCAACACAATATTATTCCTATTATAACTATCACAAAGATTGCTATATAAGCCCAATGAAAACTAACATTTATCATAACTTCTTTCTTATTGGTACAATTTTTTGGTTAAACTCTTTCAATGCTTCCACGAACTTTTCCTTGCTGGTGTAAACTTTTCCGTCAATCTGATAGTGGCGGTAGCTTTTCCCAAACGTGCCATCTTTTTTCTTTTTGGTATGGTCGCAAAATCCAAGCCTTCCATCTTTCGATATGTATGTAAGACAATGTTCATCTTCCATCGCAAGGCTTCCAATGCAATGGAATGGTATCTTTGCCAATTCTTGTTCTGTCATAATCTAACCTTCAAGTTGTTTCTTTAATTCTTCGGCTCTTTTGTGAGGAATTGCATGTTCAATATTACCACACTATCTATCAATGGTTCATCCTTCTTTAACACATTAGTCAGATACCCAATAGAGGGCATCTGTTCGTATTGATGAATAAAATTTCCGTGCCCTATCGTCTTATGGTCTTTTTCTATTGACATATAAGCACCAAACAAATAAATCTTATCTTTCATTTCGCTATCTCCTTTAAAAGTTAAGTATTATCTTATCACACTTTATAGGTGCGGTGCTTGCTATATAAGGATAGAGATAATCATGTAATTCATATTCCGATAATCCTGCCTTATCAAGCACCCACTTTGTAAAAATTGGGAAAAACATCGGTCTGCCAAACCCATGATAAACGTCATACACAAGTTCATCTTTGTCTGTCATTGGGATATTCGCCAATCTGCTTTCAATTTTTATTTTCATGTCTTATAAAAGTTATTGTCTTACAAAAATCAGCAAAAGACGCACATATAGTCCGCATCTTACAAGTAGGACAATGCTCACGACTACACCAATTGTTGTTATGTGCGCTCATTTCTCTATCTCCTTTTCTTTTTCCAAAGTTGCAATAAAGGAAAGTACATCTTTCAAGGCATAACAATACCAATTCTTTTGAATTGATGGAAGTTGTTTTCGTTCCTTCGTTAGCCTATCTATGATATAATTTTTTATTCTTTCTACATCATTCATTCGCTATCTCCTTTTCTTTGGTTTCTTCTCTATATAATGCCAATCTGCGTTGACACAGCTTGCGCAATTCTTCATCGGGCTAATTGCGCACCCCCAATGTTCATCCCAACTTGGGCAATTGTTTATCCTTTTTCTTGGCATTTTGCTATCTTTTGTAATTTCTTATTGTACTTTTCATCTTTCGCATATCCTATCTTTGTCAAGAACTTGTAATAACTACCTCCATTATATCGGCTTGATATGCGCTCTTTATAGTCTTTTACGCTATCTCGCCAATGTTTGTATGTGGCATACTTCTTTCCTTTCTTCAAGCCAAACAAGTTGTTGGTGCGTTTATAGAAGTCAGACTTCATGTTTCCGCTTTCCAAACGTGCCTGCGCTAAGACAATGGTTGGGTGTGGCACTTTCTGGCGGTGTAACTCTTTCAGAACATCATGCCTTGTCTGCGCAAAGGCGAAGATGGGGAATAATAGAAGTATTAATAATAATCTTTTCATACTTGAAAGTCTTTACATGGTTTTCCTTCGTATCTATCCCGACAAATATGCCGCAACTTACATAGTTTACAGCAATATGGCACATAGTTCTCCTTTGAACTCCCTAAGATAATATTACATGTTTGCAAACTTATAATGCGAACCTTTGGTTTAATGTAATTTCGTTTCATATCAAATCAAATTTTCAAGTGAGTATTTCAAAGCTGCCTCTACTGCTACTTCATAAGTGAGATATAATTTGTCATCTATATAGCAATGTTTAGCGTTTTTAGGAGTAACAACAAAGCACTGATATTCAAATAGTTTCTGATTCCATACTGATACAATATCAATGTTTGTATTATGTACTTCCCTTAACCAAGCACAAGCCATTTGGTGAGTTGGGGTAGCAAACACATCACCATAAATATACTCATCAACTGGCATTGAATTTCTAAATTTCATTTCACGTTCAGTTTGAGCATCAGGGTAATATAAATCCAATTTTGGTTTATAAATTTCTGTAGGATGGCAAGCATTTTCTTTTGGAAGATGCTCATACCATACCATTCTTGTTGGCTCATCAAATCATTTCTCTTTGAGTAGCCTTGCTACTTCAAAACTAACGTATGCTTCTTTTATCATAGTTCACTCTGAATAATGGTCTTCAATTATCACTTAATACTTTACAATTTTATATTTTCCGAAATTCTCTTCAAAGAACACAAAGGCTTTTTCTACTACTTCTTCAAGAGATTTACCCGTGCAACCAAATGGGTATTTTAAATCTTCCGAAAAAGATGGCATAACATATTCCAATGAGTATATTCCATCAAACGATTCAATACTTAGTGTGTAATGTCCTGTGTATGTACCACTTTCTTTTATTACTTCTTGTGGTAGGCTTTTTAACATCTGCCAATAATCTTTATCTGTCATAATCATTCTCCTTTCTGTGCTTTAAGCCTATCAATTGCAGCAGCAATTAATGCGCCTGCCTTAATCAGGTCTTCTAAAGGTGTTGTTGGTTTAAATAATTCTTCTTCCCAAGGCCACCAAAGTTTAAGATATTTCCATTCAAATGGTTCATTATCTTTATGCCAAGAAATAGATGCTTCATCAAGATTACCAATTTCTTTCGATTTAGTTGTTAGAATAGATGCATCTATATAAGTTCTTGCTGCTTGTACTAATTCTCCAAAATCATGTTGTGAATCATGATTAGCATCATAACCTTTATTAATCTGCCTTTGTCGTTCTTCAGCAATTAAATCAATTCCTTTTTTCATAACTCACCTCCTATATATTTTTCGAAATTATAAATCATACTATCTGTACTATAGATATTTGTTTTACAATATCCTGCTTCATCAAATTGAAAATTTTCTTTCAACCACTCACATGCCTTCTCAATAAAGGCATCTTTAGGGTCTACCTCTTTAACTTCAATGGTGTTGATGATGGAAAGTATGGCTATACGTTCGCTATCTTTTCCTTCTTCCCATTCGTTATAATGCTTATCTCTAATTACTGGCAGTAAGCGTTTTCTAATCTCCGCTACTAAAGCGTCTTTATCTATCAGTTCCATAATTTATAAGTCATTTATCAAACTTCAACTAATTCACCATTTCTTAGTGTGTACCATGTATTAGCTTTGACAACTTCGCCATCTACAATGACAGCCTTAACGTTAAGTATAGGATAAGTTTCGCCATTCCAATCTCCACGCTCAACAAGGAATAATGCACACCCTAATGCACCACGAACTTTGTTGTCTTTGCCAAATACGGCAGCGCAGGAATCCTTGCCGCTAACCTCTGCACTTGAACAATCACCCGTGTTGCTTGCACTTGAACAATCACCCGTGTTGCTTGCACTTGAATAATTACCCGTGTTGCTTGCACTTGAATAATTACCCGTGTTGCTTGCACTTGAACAATCACCCGTGTTGCTTGCACTTGAATAATCACCCGTGTTGCTTGCACTTGAACAATCACCCGTGTTGCTTGCACTTGAACAATTACCCGTGTTGCTTGCACTTGAACAATTACCCGTGTTGCTTGCACTTGAATAATTACCCGTGTTGCTTGCACTTGAACGATAACCCGTGTTGCTTGCACTTGAATAATTACCCGTGTTGCTTGCACTTGAACAATCACCCGTGTTGCTTGCACTTGAATAATCACCCGTGATGCTTGCACTTGAAA